ACATTAAACACCTTACCATCTAATCCAATTCTGTTCTTGGCTATATAGAGCTTGCCTTTGTTGGTTCCCTTTTCCACTAAGTTTCTAGAAAATGTCATAATGAAATCAGTAACCATAGCTTTTGAATACGCATCGGCTATTTTGTCTAATCCAATTATGTCTTCATCCAACCCACCTCTATTAGTTTGAGAAGCTGTCCAGATTGGAGTTTTTGTTTCCATTCCATAGCCTCTAAGCTCTTCATAAATTGCTTCTAATTCCCAAGTTCTCTGTTCATAAGCTCTTGTACTTCTCATAAGATCTGCATAATCTAAAATTATGAGATCTGGAACAAAGCCAGATGAAATTAATCTGTCTATATGAAATTTAATCTTATGAATGTTAGCTGATCTTGTAGGGAATTCTTTGATGATGAGTTTCCCGCCCTTGTAGTTAGCCAGCATCTTTTCTACGTCATCATAATTTTCTTTCAGATTCTTTGTAGGAATTCCTGTGATTGCTGAATCATATCTCTTACCAATATTGATTTCTGATAATTCGAATGTATAATGAACAACATTCTTGCCAGCATCAAGAGCTCCCTTACCAATAGCGGTCAGCCAAAAACTCTTTCCTCCCCCTGTTGGAGCCATTATGACCCCCAATTCTCCACCAGCTAATCCACCCTCCAAATAATCTATGTGATCCAACAATTTGAATCCTGTTGGGATAGTTTTTCTTGGATTAAGCTTTGTTCTTTCTTCTAGCGCATCAAAGTATTCATGCCCAGTATCTATGACATGGACATGTTTCATTGCTTCTTCTATTCTACCTTTTATTGCATCACTCTTGTCTGATTTTAATAGCTCAACGGAATCTAAAATTGCTTGTTCCATTTCTTTATTAGTGCAAAATTGTGCTGCTATATCTTTGGTATGATTCAATTCGATTTGATTTACATTTGTTTCTATTTCCTTTAACAAGACCTTAACTGACTCAACTATATCTGCATTTGTTTCGTTTCCTAATTCTATTCTAATTACTTCATATGTTGGTGTTGAATTATACTTGACAAAATAATCTACTATGATATTCCACAATACTCTATGTGTTTCTGAATTGAAATAAACAGGCTTACATATAAGAATAATCTGTTGAAAAAACTTATAGTCGATCAATGCTGCTTGTATAACTCTATTTTGGAAACTTCTTCCAAACTTCTCAAATGAATCATCCCTCATCGTTACTTCTCCTATTCGAAAGATATTTTTCTAGGTCTAATATTAGTAAAGCCATCCACCCAACGAGTTATATTGCGTGGCGACATACTATCTGTTATTAATTTAATTCTAAATTGAGTTGATTTAAACTTTGGAGTAAAGTTCGTAAAGGTACGTTCAATGTTTTGGATAGCTGCGTTGCTCATATCAGGGGTGAGAAGTTGCATTACCTTATAATTCTTCTCGATGAGCGCTTTATTTGATATATATTTTTTGTACCTTTTGACTCCTTCAGCTAACTTAACTGAAGAATAATCCAGTAGATCCTGGATGTTATAAATATCACCTGACTCTTTCAGATCGACGACAAAAGGAAAGTCTTTTGTAAAAGTTTTTTGGCCAACACCACTAATTCCTATAATCCCATCAGATTTGTCACCACATAAACACTTATAAAGTATATAGTTACCAGGGTGGCATCCTGTTTCAAATTTGACAAAATCTGAGTCTACGATTTGCCCGGTTGGTGCTGCCTTAGTCTTTACAGGTCGAAAGACTTTCGTTCTGTCTGAGACTAATTGAAAATAATCTCTATCTGTTGATACAATGACATTTTCAAATTCCTCATCATCAAATATATTCTCAACACAATAAGCAATGAGATCATCAGCTTCTAAATATTCTATTGAAGCTTGGTAGAATGGAAGGTCTTTGATATACTCTCTAACTCGATCTATCTGACCCCAGAAAGCTTTCTTTTCTTCTTCCGGATTTCCTTCATAGCTTCTATTGAATCCCGTGAATGTTCTATCCTGTTTATAGCTTTCCATTATAGCTTTGCGCCTTTTGGATGAGCCTCGTCCTTCCCAGGCGACCAGAACTACGTCAGGATTGAATTTGTTTATGACAGAGGTATAACTTTGTAGGCATCCATAGATACCACTTACATTGTCACCCTTGTCATTGGTCAGATTTAATGCAGCAAAGTTTCTTATAAACATATTTAGCTGGTCGATATACAATACAGTGGTTTTCTTTTTCACATTATTCTCCATTCTTTATCTATTTCATCTTCCCAAATTCTAATTAATCTGTAGCCTTTTCTATTTGCCAATTCATTTTTGTATACATCATTTTCAATATGATCTTTTCTAGAATGCCAATATCTTCCATCAACTTCTATAAGAATATATCTATAGGAAATTTAAATTCAAATAAACAACTTCATACTACTCCAGTGTGTTTATGACTACTTCTACATTTTCCTTGCGAGCATAGTTTATAGTATTCCAAGTTCCACCTTTTTTTTCTCCTTTGAGAGGATTCTTATTTGGAAAAGCATACACTATATCTGAATTATCTACCATATACTCATTTCTAATTTGATAAGATTTGTATCCGTCGTTTCTAGTAATTTTATTTCCTAGTTCTATAATTTCATCTGCATTCTCTTCTATAATTCTTCTAGAAAATGAAGGTTGATGTTTTATTGAATCAGGAACTACTACTATTAATTTTTTAACGTACGCAGTAGCTGGGAAAGAATTAATCTTAGCACAATTCATGAGCATTGCAGTGTCTACTCCCAATGCTCCTCCAAAATATAATGTTTGATATAGATTTCTTGATACAAGCAAACCCGCTATCAAATTCATGACATCAGTATTCTCTTGATTCATCTTATATTTTCGAGTTCCTGTAAAGCATGCTTTCATAAGGTCTCCTAATTTTTATCGTATATATTTTTAATAAAAAAAGCTCAGTGAATAAACCACTGAGCCCGATTAATCAATACGTTGACTAATCCTCCTTATCCTTAATCTCATTATGATTAAAATCTAACCACTGAGACTTATAAAATCCTTCTACTACTTTCATTACATCATACGAATTTACTGTACCAATTTTTTCCATCTTTCGGTCTTGATGACTCACCTGTCCATATAAAATATATTTAGACATGCTAAATCTCCTGTTACACTATTGATGTCATCTATGATTTAAGTTATCTTTCCTCCACAAAGATTGCTTCATGTAATACTCTAACTACATCCATAATTAAACTCTATGGAACGGGATTTTCTTTAAAATATCATCTTCAAGCCTTGAGAAATTGTTCCTAAAAATGTGAATAAACTTCTAGAGAACATACTATCAATAGCCAAGCCCACTCAGCTACTTGCTCTCCTGATTTGAAGCGAATTGTAATTCGCTTATAAGTAGACCAAAAATGCATCCTAACAAAATAGAATATTCCATCTTCATTCTCCGGTGTAAACAAAAAAATATACCCTAGCTTACAGGATATATTAATATAATTCTTGCCATTTTTAAACTCGAATTTGGATACTCGGGTGAGGATCGAACTCACAACATCCTGGACCAGAGCCAGGTGCACCGCCGATTGTGCTACCGAGCATCATGTTTTCTATTTTTAATAAAAATAGCGGAGGAGGGATTCGAACCCCCGACCTCTAGGTTATGAACCTAGTAAGCTGACCGCTGCTAACACTCCGCATTAATGTGTTCTAATATACTCCATTAACCAATCAACTTCTTCATCTGTTAAGCCAATTGATAATAGTTCTGGCTTAATAGTTCTGTTTACTACTCTTTTTGTCAATTCTATGTATCTTTTATTTTCAGCAAGATTATGATCTATTGTATCATTAGGATCTCTTATATCGAAATATTCTTCAGGCTCTCTTATATCGAAATATTCTTCAGGCCTATCACCTCTAGGACCGCGGTCAGGCCTATCAGATTCATGCTTTCTTCTCCAAGCATTTTCAGCTCTACGAACTGAATCTGATTCAGTGTGATTGATCATCTTCTTCCTTTTTGAGTCTTAATAGAATTTCTTGGCCTGATATACTATTTTTATTGCAAGCCTTCAATGCTACATAACGCCAGCCTTCACTCTCTTCTTTATTTCTTTTTTCTTTGCTCCATTTATTCTTGAGTGCTTTCCAAAATGCTCCAAAATGACTTATCTTAGAAACTGTAATTACCAATGTTCGCTTGAGTTCGATATATTTTTCTTCACTTATATCTTCTTCAGCGTACAAAGTATCTAATATGACTTCTTTTATATTATTTGCTTCATTTTGTAAATCGTGTGCTGACATGTTAAAAGTTTCTAACAACATCTAATCGCCTTCCAATTTCACGTGAATTTCAAGTGTTGATTCTAACCAACTAACCTTATTGTGAAGCATAATAACATACAATAATAGTATAACAACAAATGCACTCAAGCCGATAAACATATACTTCGAAAAGGCTGCGAATAATACTAAATCTTGAAGCTGCTCAACCAACCTGGCGAATGCTTCCATTTGCAAAACAGCGATTTCAGCATCTTCTGCTTTGCCTAGCAAATCTTCCATAAAATCAAATGCAACAAACATGAAACCCCCTTAATCCCAGAGATGTTCAAAATACTCTGCGAATAGTTTTAGTCCTTCTTCTATTGCTTCTTTTCTTACCTTCATATATTCTTCATAATCTGAATAATTAGCAGCATGAATGCTTTGTAAATAACCGTCTTCATCGATCCACATTTTTTCTAATATTTCATCATTATAAGAATATTTTCCACCATCTTCATCGCATTCTTCTGTTGAGAGATATTTGAAAGCTTCAATCATTTTATCAAGTATTTCATTCCATATTACAAACTGTAATTTCCATGTATCATCTGTGGTTTTTAATTCATATGATTCAGGAAGTAAACCACCAGGACAGCTATGATGATTATTTCTGAATGCTATCAATCTTGGAAGAATGTGTTCGGAAAGAGGAACGTATAAATTCCATAGTTCTGTGTTATCGAAACCTCTTGTTCTTCTTTGCCAAAACCACATGATTCGACGATGAAGATCTTTTCTATCCCAAACTTCTCTCCAAAGCCAATAGTAGATATGTTCCCACCATTTGAGCTTTACAGGATTCTTAGCATCGTATAATACAGTGACTTCTCTTTTCTCAGACATAATAAATCTCCTTGTGTAAGTTTATTACGTCATAGTACCCTCCTAGTCTTTATGGTTCTGACTGTATAATGGTTTTTAGATAGCTCCACAACTTCTGATCTGTAATCATGATCCATTATGTCGCAGATTGCTAGTCCAATTTCTTTGAACTTTCTCTGTGTTTCTTCTATGCTTTGTTTCTGTCTTAACATAATAGTATGGTAGACCGGGTAGGATTTGAACCTACTGTCTCCACCTTATCGGGATGGCGTCTATACCAAGTTTAGGCTTCCGGTCCATTATTTTAAAATGTGGCACACCCCCGGAGAATCGAACTCCGCCACGAACGTTTGGAGCGTCAGTCGCCTGCCTTGGAACATTGGGATGCATATTTTTTAATCAACTTCAATTTCATCAACGAAAAATGCTGCTAAGATGAATATTCCAAGTGCAATTATTCCAAGTACAATTGCAATCCCTAAAGAGATTATTGATGGAAATAACACCCAAAACCATGACCAGGCTATACTTCCTGTTAATTTCAGTATCACGAAAACAACTGTCAAAAAATTCAATAATCCGATTTTCATTTTGTAACCTTTCTAATTTGCAGCTTTCTTTGCTTTAGCAATCTGTGATTTTGTCATACTACTAGTAATTCCATGACCACATTTTAAACAATGAAGTTCACCATGCATATCATCTTGAATTCCTGTTTCACCATATTTCCCTCTGCAGCTTTTTCGTAAACATTTCTTACCCTTCATATCTGTTTCATCGAATTCGGAAAATCCAATGTCACCTTGTTTTGCTGCTTCTCTTAGTTTCACAGTAATTCTCCTGAATATTTGGTACCTAGGGTGGGACTCGAACCCACGATAATCTGTTTGTAGGACAGACGCTTTAGCCGCTAAGCAACCCAGGCATAATTTTTTGGTAGGCGATACAGGATTTGAACCAATCACATCTTGCACGTCTCTTGCACGTCAAGCCCTCGTTGTATCCTCAAAGTGGTGGGGAGAATGGGACTTGAACCCACTATCTGCACTTTATAAGAGTGCGGCATATACCTGTTATGCTTTCTCCCTACAATTTCCTGTTCTCCTTAAAAACCTCTTTAACTTGTTCATACTCTGGTTTATGTCCATCTACTGGAACAAAATCCATCTTGTCCATTTTTGCTTTTACTTCATCGAAGTGAAGTGGTTTGTAATCATTAGCATCTACACCAACATCAAAACTTCTGCCAAGACTAGGAAGTGTATCGTGTGAATGACCATACAAATGCCAATTTCCCCAATGCGATGCATTCCAAACTCTCATTCCATAATGACAGAGAGTCATTCTCTGACCATTTATATTTACTTCTTTGTACGAATCGGATATTGTGTCAAAAGAATTTGTTCCCCATCCTTTATTATTTATTAGAGAGTGCCTATTCTTATAGAGATATTTATCATGATTTCCTTTCAATAGACTTATCTTACCATTCAGTCTATTAGCAAGTTTAGCAATCTCTTTCCAATTTCTGCTAAATATAAAATCTCCTAAATGCCACACAATATCATTCGGCTTAACTCTCTCATTCCAATTATCAATTAGAACCGCATCCATTTCGTCTATATTAACAAACGGCCGATTGCAATATTTGATTATATTAGCATGATTGAAATGTGTGTCAGATGTAAACCATGTTTCTATCATTCTATAACCTTTTAGTTTATGGTCGGGGAAGCAGGATTTGAACCTGCGAAGTTTCCTGCTCCCAAAGCAGGCGTCCTAAACCTAACTAGACCATTCCCCGATATGAATATCATTTCTCAATTCATCTATCTGTCTTTTAAGCTCTTTTCTTTCACGTTCAGCATGTATTCTAATCAATTCTCTTTGAATTATAGATTCTTTAGAAAGATCATTTAATCTATCGAGCATTCTGAATACTTTAAAGAATGTTCCAACGAAACAGATTGTGACCATTAGTAACATCATATTAAAACCTCTTAAGTTATTGTACTGTTATAATATAACAAATCTAGTGACGATTGTAGACCTAAAACCAAAATTAATCTGTTCTAATGTATAAAATATTATCAAGCATTACTGAATCTTCACTAATTTGATAGAATAACATTGGAATCGCAATCTTCTGTGTCTTTAGAAAGTTGATCACTCGATTCTTGAAAATCACTCCGTGCTTGGAAAATATAACACTTCGTTCATCTTCATCTAATTCGTATTTTCCAAACCATCGCGTAAATTCACCCGATGATCTTATTTCAGATATTCTTTCGAAACGACTACGATTCTTGATTTCAAACTGATCATTTGTTATAAGACCTTCATGAAACCAAGTTCCTTGAAAATTAGAATTTAGTTTTGGTGCTGCACATTGCGTTAAAGTGATTATCAACCAAACTGTTGTAATTGTAAGTATTGAATAAAACCACTTAAACTCTGTGTTCATCCTTATAGCTCTCCTTGTTTATAATAAATATAATTCAAGGAAAAATGGTACCCGAAGTGGGATTCGAACCCACATTGTCCAAAGGACACGGTGTCTAAGACCGTCGGCTAAGCCGTTCGCCTACTCGGGCATAATATTTGGTGTCAAAATATCTCTAACTGTTCTCATAAATATTGGTAAGTGATTTTCATCAACATGACATTTTCTTGCAGCATCTAAAAATTGATTTGCTGATCCTACCAATCTATGTTGATTTCCATTTTCTAATTCATCATCGATTAATTCGCAAAGAGCTTCAGGATCATCAACGCTTATTACACTCTTGCATTGAATAACTTCTGGTTCCTCATAGCCCCAATCTTCTAATTCTCTGATTACTCTATTTTTGAAACTTTCAGGCTCATTGTCTGGAACTAATCTATCTGGTGTTTCCATATAAACCCAAATAGTGCTAATTGCTTTCATTCTTTTAGATTTATCTTTTGTTTCTCTGAATGTTACATAATAATAATCATCCATTTTTACGGCCTTTTCAATTTGTCCAATAAGTTCTTAATCTTCTCGAATGTGCTTCGGCTATTTTAACTATTTCTTCTGATAAATAACAATTATTTGAGAGAGCATCACATGGGCTACGATCCCATTACCTCCTCGTTGGCAGCGAGGTGTTCTACCGATTGAACTAGTGATGCATTAAAATGTGTTAAATCTCTTTGGTTCACCATTCTTATCAAAAACAAATTTATCATTCACTTCACCCACCCAAGCCTTCTTCTTGCCATATCTAATGAGCAAAACATTTTTCACTATAGCTCCATTATGAGTTCTATAATTTTGATCAGCTTTTACTCTCTTATTTGACTTTGGCATCTGAAACTCCCGTATAGTTACATTTTGGACAAAAACTTATATTTTGTATGAAGTAAATGAAGCCACAAGATGCCCGCATCTTAATTTTTTCCTGTAGATCCAAATCCGCCGGATCCTCTTTCTGTTTCTTTGAGTTTAAAAACCTTTTCGAAATTGAATTGTTCTACTGGTGAGAAAACTAATTGTGCAATTCTATCACCTTGCTCTATGAAGAAAGCTTCAACTCCTAAATTCTGCAGTATAACTTTGATTTCACCTCTATAATCAGAATCAATAGTTCCCGGAGAATTCAAAACAAATACTCCTTGCTTAGCTGCTAATCCTGATCTACTTCTTACTTGTCCTTCATAACCTTTTGGAATTTCAACATGAATTCCTGTTGATATTATTCTTCTTTCGCCGCAAGGAATTGCTAATTTGAATGCATCTAATTCTTCTGCATGGTGTGGTGTCAATACATCAGCTCTTAAATCAATTCCCGAACTATTCTCTGTCTCGTAGGCTGGATCATTGTTGCGGGAATTATTCACTATCTTTATTGTCTTATAACCATATGAGCGACCAAAATTCCAATTGAATTTCATCTTGTCTTTCTAATTTGGAGGTACGGGTGAGGATCGAACTCACGATCTGAGGGTTGCAACCTCGTGCCTTAAGCCTCTTGGCTACCGCACCATTATAAATATGGAGCTAGGTCACGGACTCGAACCGTGGTGGAGATTTACTCGTCGCCTTACAAGGGCGGTACTGTCGCCGCTGAGCCAACCTAGCTTAATTATCAAATTTACTAATTTCAACATCCAATTTATCAGCAACTGTCATTGACTGATCTGGATCGAAATTATCACAAACGTATTGTCTTGATGCATCTAAAATTTTTCCAATATCTATAGAAATTATAACTTGCCCATCTTCTAACAAGGGACATCTAAATTCCCAGAATCTTCCTTCGCTTAAGAACTCTGCATATTTGCAAGTGTTACAAGATTCTCTGTGATGTCGGAAATTAACATCTTTTTTAGCAAGCATTTAATAACCTTTAGTTAATGGAAGGTAGGTAGAGGAATCGAACCCCTGGCTTTTGACACCCCCTCCGGGTTCAAACCGGATTGCAGACCTTTCCGCAGTACCTACCTTAAAATGGTATATCTTCATCCGGATTTGGATTATTGAAAAAATCAACTACCGGATCAGCTTTTTCTTCTGGACTTCCAACTCTGCATTGCTGTGCAATTTCTTCATGATCCCAAGGATCATCAACTCTTACTCTTTCAATCTGTCCTTCATCATCATGATCGAATGGACTTTCTGAAACCTCATTAACTTCTGGTCTTACATAATCAGGTGATCTAAAGCAATCAGTTAAATCATGCGTCGTAATCATATTCTGTACTGTAGTATTATAAAGATTACAATCTTCATATGATCTAAGAAATAAAGCTTGATTTTTTGCTGCTTGCGTGTCACACGCAATTCCTGCTGGTCTGAATAAAAATATTTCGTGTTCATATGGCTCAGGCCAGGGACCTAAGATGTTCTGATCATCGGATTTTTTTGTCTGATATGATAATTCTAAAGCTTCATCAAATAATCCCTTAGGAATAATATATCTTGATGCATCATTCTGAATCATATAAGTTCTCTTACTACGAATGTATTCTGTTTTTGATCGAATATTTCTATAACCTGTTGCCAATCTATCTATTCTACAATTGAGAAATTCACCGGACTTAAGAGCTCTATAGTTGAATATTTTAGTTGCTCCATTATCAGATTCAGATCTCATACATTTTACTGACAAATTCTTATACATATTCTTCCTTTCGTGTATGGTAGCCAAGAAGGGATTCGAACCCTTAAGGAGATTAATCGTCCAGCAGGGTTTAAGCCTACCGCGTTTGCCGTTTCGCCACTTGGCCATTAGTTTTTATAAGCATATTTCTTTATGAAACTCTCTTGCCTCTTCTTCTTTTTCAGTTCTTTTATGCAATCACAAATTCGTCTTCCACAATCTCGACAATATTTGAACCCCGCCACCAATGCTATAACCAATGCAACTTCTAATCCACAATAAATCATCAATCTAATCTACTTTCTGCGTGTGCTGCAATCCCTGCCAGCTGGAAAATCTCTGCCATTTTATTGGCGTGAACTTTCTTCCTCTCATAGCTTTGATTGTGATCCGAAATCCAGATATATACGCCACCATAGTAATGTTTCTCGGCTAAACCTTCATTTTTTAACCACTTAGCGAACGAAGAATTGCCCGGTTTGACGATTACAGATGCAAACCCACAGAGCCCGTCTGGGACGACATACTCATTTCCCTTTGGATTCTTATCACAGAAGCTTCCTACGGTTGTCAGAACGGTCATGGGCTGTGGTGTGTGTGCCCTGGCAGCTTTGAAGCCTTCATCATAACCATTCATAAACAAGCGTTTCCATTTTTCATCATTATTTACTGGCATTCTATCTCCTTAGTCTAAAACCATTTAATTATATTCTGTATATAAATATAATCAATCTAGAGGCGATTGTAAACCTAAAACCAAAATAAAACTAGGGTGACCCAAAGTTTTTCAATCTTTATATTGTGTAGTTCATTAAAGTGGACCCTTCGGCGAGATTCAAACTCACATCTACTTGATTCGTATTCAAGCGTTTTGTTCATTAAACTACGAAGGGTTATAATGAATCAAAAGAAAATCTAGTAGAGTAAAAGCCCCTAAAGGCATTCCCCTCATATGGTGGGGAACATCGGAATTGAACCGGAAGTAACTCTTGTCTATTGCTATCTAATTTTTTCCGGGGCGAGCTAGACGAGTTTGGTATCTAGGCGTGATCCTCTGCTATTGGTTATTCACAGACATCGTCCTCAAATGTGGTAGGGGCACAGAGAATCGAACTCTGGTTACCGATTTAAAAGACCGGTACTTTCTCCACTAAGTTATACCCCCAAATTTTTGGTGGACCGGGAGGGAATTGAACCCCCATACTCTCGCTTAAAAGGCGAATCCTAAAGCCAGTTTTTGCTACCGATCCATATTTCTATGTGTAATCTCGCCAGTCGCTATGTCGTATTCTTTCTGGGTCTTTGCCCATTCTAACTGCTAATTTTGCTCTCGATCTTTCTTCTCTTCTTCTTGATCGTTTAAAATCTGAAGGAACTGACAATACTGACTTTCTAATATCTGGTTGATCTTTTCGTGTATTGCTCATTATGTTTTTATCTAATCCTTGAAGGTCCTTGTTTCTTCACCTGGGTTTCTAAATGACTGATTCTAAGTCGTAATCGATCAATTTTTTTTTACACTCTTTTCGTGTTCAGATTCTTTGTCTTCATACAACTTTATTTGACCTTTTATTTCATCTATAACTGAAGTGACTGCTGCAATCTGAATATTCTTAAATGGATTATCTTTGACTTTCTCTTTCTTTAATTCTCTCTTCCACAACGAGAAGTTTTCTAACCACTTTTTCGATTGCATCAATTGTTTCTTATTCTTTATTAAAACACTCATTCCCATCAGATTATCCTTTTATTGGTCAGTGAATAAGGAATCGAACCTTAGAAACACGGGCCACAACCGTGCGCCTTACCACTTGGCTATTCACTGTAAAAATTTACTCACACATATTATCCATACAACTTAATCAATCTATTTATTTGTCTGCTATTTCTCGTCAAAACAGGAGTGCTGTGAACACCCACGACTTTCATTACTCTGTTCTTATTTTTCTTTGGAACCAATCTTTCGACTGTGATAACTCCTCTTGAAAAATCTGGAGATGTGACGTAATCAACTTTCATCGTATTACCCTCCTATGTTTGGAAGTCCCGGTCAGATTCGAACTGACAAGCTCCAGAGTCAAAGTCTGGTGTCATGACCATTAGACGCTACGGGACAATATCTTAATTAAGCTCCGGAGCCAGGGATCGAACCTGGTTAAACCTTATAAGGGCCTCTTGGTTAACAGCCAAGCGCTCTGCCAATTGAGCTACTCCGAAACACTTCATAAATATATTTGAATCCTTTTTTTACATTATTTTACAACATTTTGTGTATGGTAGGAGGACAGGGAATCGAACCCTGGTTTTGGGTTTAGAAGACCCGTGTTCTTTCCGTTGAACTACCCTCCCATAATTTCAAAATATCCGAACGTATCTTCCCTCGGCTAGCCGTGGCCTTTTACACAACACCACTTTTCTTCTTTTGCAGTCCAGATATAAAGATAATCAACTGAACCAAATGTATCATTGATTGCTAGTTTAAAACTTTCTACACAATATTTATCTACTGTCAAATCTGTTATGCTTAATTCTTCTCCTCTATCTCTATGATAGGCTACCGTATATCCTTCTACAGGATCTTTCCAGGTGTGTCCTTCTGGTTTTGTAATTTCTACATCGAGCGAACTTAAATCTCCAAGTGCAATTAAAGCATCAATTTTTTCTTGATCAGTATAGTGTTCTTGAAGAATCCTGCCAACATGATCTGGATAACCGTCATAATGACAATAAATTGCTTTTACTTTTCCATCAGATAATTGAGCTGCTATAACACTTCGTGTAGACATTTGAAACCTTTCTTAGAGTTTATTTGGCCAGGGAGTTTTGAACCGGTGTGCAATCCATTACACTATATGTAAAATTTCATTGACTATTTTTTGGTGGGCAGTGAGGGATTTGAACCCCCAAAGTCCGAAGACAAGAGTTTTACAGACTCTCAGCTTTACCGTTTGCATAACTACCCATATGTTCCTATTAATGATTGTGTATATAATATAACAAATCTGAGACCGATAGTAAACATAAAACCAATTTTATTTCAATCTTTTTTGCCTCATTATTTCGTGATATTCCTTATCATCTTCATCATCCTCGAATTCGATGTTTTTCGACGATCTTCGATCTCTTCTGTTTTCATTCTTTCTTTCCGAACGAGTTAACTTGAAATCTTCTTCTTCCATATCACGACTTTTGCTGCGGTTCACTTTGTACTCCTGTGTTAATGTGGTAACCCGGAAGGGAATTGAACCCTCGTCATTAAGTTGAAAGCCTAATGTCCTAACCATTGAACGACCGGGTCATAAATTTGGTGACGGTGACGAGATTTGAACTCGCAGTTACTTGGTTGAAAGCCAGGTCGGGTGTACTTTCCCTACACCGTCATATAATCTTTTTATTGTCGTATACTTTCTGAGTATATTCTGTAAGGACTATGTAGCATGAATCTGTCTTCATTTTGTCCATTAACTTTTTGCCTGATATTACTGATTCTGGTATTCTTCTATGAACTATAATATCATATTCATATTCATCTCTTACTAGTTCAATATTTTGATACCATTCAGATGTAGTGAAAAATTCACCATCACTATCTTCACATAAGTATTTATATACCGCAGTATTGTGTTTCATTACAACCTTTCTAAGTTTTGGCCCAGGGGAGGGGAATCGAACCCCCGATTCGCTTGGTAGACAACCAAGTGCATATTCCTTCTTGCTACCCCCAGACAAATTGGCGGTGTCGACGAGATTTGAACTCGCTATCCTCAGGTTGACAGCCTGGAGCATTTTCCGATTATGCTACGACACCATTTTTGTTTCCCCAATTCTCAGTTTATCGTTACATCCTCTGCTGGAGTTGAAATTCTTTCTACTGTAGTGACAACTTCCACTTCACCCAAAATATCTGGATAAGTATTTGACGAATCTACTAAGTCTACATATTCGCAAGAAGCTCTGAGTAAATCATCATAATCACCTGCCATTGACTTTTCGAGATATTTCTTGGTCAGACCAGGATCAATCTGATTTAAAACTCCTCTTACTGCTCCCATTACTGCAAAAGCATTTCCATCTGGTCCTGATAAATCTAAGACTAATTGATAACCTGTTTTACTCATGCCAATTCCCTTCTTACTCCGTTGATTGGTACACAAAACTTATGATTCTCAATCGTTACGATTCTTCCATTCACATTTTCAACCTTCAACTTTGTTACTAAGTTGTCGTAAGTAGCTCCAGGATATCGTGGTTGTTCTACAATTGCTACCACTGTTCCTGCCTTTAAGGTTTTTCCCATTGGAGTAATTCCCATATAAGCAATCTTATCTCCGGGCCTGATTATTGTTCCTAATCCACCTTCTATACAACTTACATACTTAGGCATTCTCGAAACCTTTCATTATTTCTTCTACGAATGGAACTCCGTCGAACAACATTCTTTGCTGAATCTCAAATTCAATCTTTTCTGTATCGTTCTTGAAATTCTTTGTTTCTTTGAGAACTTGGTATCTTTCTCGAGTCATTCTATTCTTTCTAATATGGTCGGGGAGAGACTTGAACCCTATCTACCTGAGTGCAAAACAAGTGCTCTCCGTTGAGATACCGGCCCATAAATGGTGGAGCGTAAGAGATTTGAACTCTTAACCTTTTCCGTGCAAGGGAAATACTCTCCCGTTGAGTTAACGCCCCATATTTCTAATTGCTACTTTTTCCTTTGATCGATTGTACTTTGCACCTTTCCCTTTCTTTGGTGCAATCACCATTCCAGCTTTCTTTGAAAGTGGAACTCTTACTTTGTCTAATTTGATCTTCATCTTATTTCCTTCTGTTCATATAGATTGTTTTCTGACCTTATTGAACCCATTGAGGTTGCAAGCTGTCAAGAATCTTTCTTCAGATTATCGACCTCGCAAGCTGTCAAGAATCTTTCTTCATCAAATCCAGTATTGTGGCGATTGCAGAAGCTGGCAAGTAAAAGAGCAATTTGTGACCGTTCAACCTCAGTTAAAAAATCTAGTTCAAGTTTTACGATGTCGGCTAAGTTTTGAAAATGAATTCTTGTCATTCTATCCCTTTTGATGTTGATACAGATTTCTAATGTGGGCCTAATCGCTCTTGAATGTGAAAGCCTTCTTACCAACTTTGTAGAATCCCCCAGTTTTCTTTTTCAAGATAATGGGGAATTTGTGATTCCGAGGCTTAATTCCAGCGATTGTGCAAACCTCACCATCAAACAAATTAACTTCTTTTCCCAAATCTTCAGGATCCAGATCGTATCGGAAAGCGTATCGAGCAAAATCTCTCTCAATTTCAGTTTCGTGTCTGGTCTTTCCTTCTTCGACTTGAACCGCTGTGAATTTACATCGTAAATCCTTTTCACTATAACTAATGGTTCCAATCTTGACATCAACGTCCCAATCCTTAGCCCATTTTTCTAAAGCTGTTTCCAATTCTGTCCGAGCCTGCTTGATGTTTGATTTGGTAAAAGCCATTCTTTTCTCCCTGATTTGATTAACAACGCATAACCTTTGTAACATGTATAATATAACAAATCTAGAGGCGATATGAAACATAAAACCAAAAAAAATAAACTTTTTATGCTATTAATTAACAATAACTTATGCATATGCATAACTTGTTGCTTACTAATAAGTTAGTATAAGCATAGCTAAAACGTTCTGCAGCGTATTGTGTGATGTACCACCCAGCTTTATGCTGAGGAACGCAGCACAGACGATTTTAGCTATAACTTGTTCTACTGTAATCGATTGTCGAAGATCAAAAAATAAGGCCCATCAACTTAAGTTGTTGAAGGGCCTATAGTTAGCGTAAACTATGTGTGAATCTTAAAGATCCAGCCCCTCCTGATAATTACCTTCTGCGAGGTCAATTGTATGTCCTGTAACAACTTGTCTCAATGCTGTCAAATTGTTATCATAATATTTGACTCTATCCTGAGCTGCGTATTCAGAATCCGACCATATCGGTTTTCTGGCTCTACGCTTTCCGGACTTCTGTTGGTCAATAAATGACCTTAAGGTCTCTAATGCATCGTCGACATCATTTGTAAATCGTGGTGCTGGCATACTATTTTTCTCCTATATTAAATATAGCCCTAAAAAAAATCTGTTACGTTCCTAGTAATTCTTCTTCTGGTACTTCTTCGATCGTAATTTCATCCTCTCTCTTATCTGGATCCTGTTCTATATAAAGATCATCTTTTATCATTTGCTTGATCTTATTCCTGAACTCTTCAGTTTGACTTCTCATTAATTTCATGAACTCTTTGTTCTTGAATTCAAATGTTTCTCCATCTAATGTTAATTGTGATTTCTGAACAGTTAGTTTCTTAATCAGCTTTTTAGCCTTTAGGAAATCAAACCAAGAATCTTCATCAATTAATCCCTTATCAAAGTAGATATTCAGTATAGCTTCTCTATATGGAGGGCCAAATCTATTCTTAATGATCTGTGCTTTTGAACTTACTCCAATAATATCCTTTGCTCCAGCTTTTATCTTACCAGCCGTTCTCAATCTTACTCTAACATCAGCAAAGAAAGGAACTGCATTTCCACCTGGAGTTGTCATAGGATCACCAAATACTACTCCGATTTTTGCTCTTAACTGATTCAAAAATACTAGAGCTATTCTTTGATCACCTATTAGCCTTGATACTTTTCTACATCCTTGTCCTAATAATCTTGGAACCATAGCTACTTGCTGGTTGCCCACCTCTTCTTCCATTTCCTTACGAGTGGATGTTCCAGCTATTGAATCCCAAACTATTGTTACAAGTTTCTTTCTATCATTCTTTCGAACTGATCTGATTACGGTTTCTATTGTTGCAAATACATCCTCAACAGTATCAACCTGCACATATGTAAGATTTTTTCTTGGATCTAAACCTAACATATTCAAAAATTCTATATTGGCAGCATTTTCAGTATCAATCAATACTGATATTCCGCCTTTAGCTGCACAATCTTTTAGGATCATATAAGCTAATAATGATTTTCCTGTACTTGGATCTCCATGAATTTCTGTTAACCGACCAACCGGAATACCTCCATTTCCAGTTGGATTATTCGAAATTACCATATCTAAAATAGTACTTCCTGTTGAGAGCCACTCCGTTACATCAGCTGGAGTATCATCTTCGCCTAAGACATAGGCTGAGCCCCCTATTTCAGATTTTAATTCGTCTATTAATATGTCATTGAGAGTATTTGGTGATGAATTGGAAGAAGTATCATCAAACTCTTCCGAAATCACTGTTTTTCTCTTTGCCATTTATTCGTCATTCTCCAACATTTTCTCAAAATCCTGTCCTATCTGGTCCATATCTGCTGCTGGCTTTTCTTCTTCTTTTTCGGAAGAACCACCAAACTTTTCAGTTCCAGTTCCTGGATTTTCCTTTTGACCCTGTGGTTGAGCATATTTTTCAAGAGACTCAATCAGTTCACTTTCAGGCTTAAGGTTATAAATTTCACTAATGTCTGGGCATGTATCTAAGAGCTTACTAATCTTACTCTTCGAGGGCGCACCTTTTTCTGTCTCTACCAAAGCATCAATCTTTGCCGATACTCCGTCCATTGCAAAAGCAACATCAGTTATCGGATAAAGCTTGCCAGATTGATCTGGTGAAACTACATGAACTTTAATATCTACTCCTCTTTCAGGATCTGTAATATCAATATCTTGTTCACCAAACTGAACTGCAATTTTCAATAATTCGTGATGAAGTGTTGGACTATATCCCCAAAATCTAACACCTGCCTCCTCTTCTCCTCTAATTACTACTGGAGAATATACTCTCAACTTTGGTAGTAACACACTAAGAGTTAATCTTGTTTCTTCATTCTTAGTTCTCTTATACTCTTCTAATACTTCATATCCAAATTTGCAGATGACACATTCACCATCTCCATGTTTTCTTGGACAGAGATAATTTCGTCCTGCAACTCCATAATGGAACCACATTTCCAAAAACGGATTGTCTTCATCAAACTTATACGGAACAATTCTTGCAAGAGCTTCAGCTTCTGAATCGCCTGCATCCAAACGCCATAGCTTATCGCTTCCTCCACCTCTTCTTTGATCTGGATTATCCTTCTCTTGCAATGCTGCTTTGATTAAATCTAAATTCATCCTTCTACCTCCTTAAGTGTGTATACTCCTTTTTGCTTCCTATACTTATAATCATTTTTTATTGACTTTGTAAACTATCTCCTCTGATAAACGTAACTTTTATCATCTCCATATATGATCAATGTAATCTCATCTTTCAGCTCATATGTCATATCCCAAATAAAAGTATTATGTGGTTCATATTGCTGAATAACAGTTCTACTTATATTGGCATATCCTCTTACTCTGAATTGTAATTCAGTTGCATCAACATTCCAGAATCCATAATATATAATATCATTCGGATCACCTGTATTTACGAATCTTTCAAAATAACTAGCATCTACAAGTGATAATTTTTCAAATCCTTCTTGGAATTCATATACCCAATCGCCTATCAGCTGTGCGTGGTACTCACTAATTTCTTCTTTTGTTTCTTGTGGTCCTACTAAAGTATCTGGAATCTGCCCACAAGAAACAAAAGCAAGCAGAGTTACTAAACAGATACATCCAATTTTATTCCCGGATGACATTCATAATCTCTCAATTCAAAGTCTTCATAAACAAAATCGTCTATGCTTTGACCCCTATTATTAATTATCATTTTCGGCAACGCAAACGGTTTCCTCTTAATCTGTTTTTTTAACTTATCAATGTGGTTATTATAGATGTGTATATCCCCGCCTACCCAAATGAATTCTTCAGGAACCATATTTACGACTTGAGCTACCATCATAGTTAATAGAGCATAGCTAGCTATATTGAATGGAACGCCTAATCCTACATCACAGCTTCTTTGGTATAGCTGACATGATAGAGCTCTTTGTGGCCCTTTCTTCATTAAGTTTGTAGTTCTACCTATTCCATTATTTATAAATTTTGGAAATCTTTCGTATATTAAATCATATTTTTCTTGCTTACTCAATTCTCTACTCCAAAACTGAAACAACAAATGACAAGGGGGTAATTTCATGTCTTTTGCTTCGCCTGGATTCCAAGCTGAAACTATCATTCTTCTATCATTTGGATTTGTTTTCAATGCTTCTATGACTTGTGCTATCTGATCTATAGTTTCTATAGTATGCTTGTAAGATTTTCTATTCTTTCTTCTTACTATTTTATCTATAAAAACATGCTTCCATCTTCTCCATTGCTTGCCATAGATTGGCCCTAGATCTCCATCCGCGGATGCCCATTCGTCCCAAATAGTAACTCCATTATCATTCAAATATTTGATATTCGTATCACCTTTCAGAAACCATAGCAGTTCATATATTATAGATCTCAAATGCATTTTCTTTGTAGTTAAACAAGGGAAACCATCTTGAAGATTGAATCTTGCTTGATATGCAAAAAGAGAGATAGTACCTGTACCGGTTCTGTCTCTCTTTTGAACACCCGTTTCTAAAATATCTTTTACCATCTTTTCGTATTGCTTCACTTGGTCTCTTTCTCCTTTGTCATAGCGATGTTCAAATTCATTACTTTATAACCAGCTGAAACTATTTTAGTTTGTTCTCTTCTTCCTTCTTTAAACCAATCTCCCCAATTCATCCATTTTGTAGCTTTAGTTTCAAATCCAGGCTTATCGAATGCTTTTGGATCTTTCACTTCTACTACAAATAGATGTAACTTGCCCGACCAGAAATTTCCTAATGCGAATAGCTTTTTTGTATTAGACATTCTCAAACCAAGCTCTTCTTTAGCCTCTCTAACGGCAGCGGTTGATGGAGTTTCACCCTTATCAATTCCACCTTTGCATAATTGCCATCTTGTTCCACCAAACTTAGGATTAGAGGGTTGCATAAACATCATGAAAATCTTTCCATCTTTTATGTAAAATGGAATCATTGCTGCTCTTACAATTTTTTCATCTTCTTCTTGGTATGTCTCTTTTAGTTTCATGAGCTCTCATCATTTTTAAAGTGTCCAACAATTCCTCAAAACTATAAACAACAGGAATTCCCAGGCTTAAAGCGAACTTAACTTCTCTATCTCCACCAGGTGAGTCACCTGGCAATCTCCAGAGTATATCACACACTCTTATCCAATCAAAATCCATTTCCATCCAAACTTCATATTCCTTAGCTTTATGAATATTCTGAAAATGAGAATAATGTGGACAAAAGTAATTAATTCCTGCATCGATACATTGATCTGCTGCAATCATTGCTTTGTGAACGTTTATTGCTGTATCGCCTACTGATAACGGTGCTGCTAAATAAACTTTGAACATTTAATACCAATCTACTTTCCCCGTGTGAGGATCTATCTTACACAACGGATACATATCTACCATCGAAGTCTTTATCACTTCCCTAATTAAACTATAAACAATACCAATACATATTAATACAATCCACCACATTTCTATACCTCTTTTGCCTTATCATCCCAAAATTCATCAGCATTCACTTTACGAGAAGTTCCGAATTTTCTTCCAGGAATATCTTCATTAACTGCATCGAATGTCAGATCTAATTCTTTTGCACACCATTCTACAGCCTGAGTTAGATAATCATGACCACCTTCTTCATCAGATCTACAAGTCCATAGAATCACTCTTGCACCTTCATCGATTTCTTTTTTGAGAGCATCTATGATTTCCCATCTTGGTCTTCCTATCCAAGGGAAATTTGCTTCACATAGAGTACCATCAAAATCTACTGCTATTACTTTTTCGTCCATAAAGCTCCTATTTTATCAAGCCAAAAACTTGGCCATTTCTTACCACTGATTTTTCTAACTCCAAGATGAAAAGCTGGAATTAGTGCTGCTAAAAATATCCAAAGATACGGATGAATAAGTAAAATAGCAAAAGTAGTGTGCAAAGGATAAACAGACATTCTTTTACATGCGTGCCACAAATCTTCAGCAAACCATTTAACATACTTCCATCTCCCTGGATAATAATCTGGTTTATGAAAGTCAGGCATTCCATTTACTGTAGAATCTCTGGCTCCATCCCAAAACCATGACCAATACAAAATCAGCACTGCAAATATAGATATGCACCAACTAAATGTTGCAAAGTTAAGCAGCCATAGCATACATCCTCTCCGGCTCAGGGTCTTCTTCAAATTCAGATTCTTCAGCGAATGGTCCTATTTGTATGAATACATCGTAATCATTGCTGTCAATTTTGAATTGATTTCTAGACTCTCTGATCAATTTTATATGAGGGAATTTTCTCACAATAGCTCTATATCCCTTCATTTTTAGTTTTAGTTTTATCATTAATATCTCCCCATTGTACTTTCCAATAAATATCTATGACTCTCGAAGATAGCTATAAGATTTTTTCCCATTATTTCTATCCCTTTCCTGAATTGAACTCTTTCCTAAGAATCTTGTATGTCTTGAATCTACTTGCTTTAGCCAAAGTTATCTTTTCTTTTTCTCTATCTTCAAAGATCTTCTTAGCTCTTTCATTCTTCTCTCTCTGACTTTCAATAACTATAGCAGAGATCTGTTCATCTGAAGCTTCTAAGAACCAAGCTGGAAAATCAACAGTGATATAGCTAGCTTCAGAATAGTAGGTCTCGTGCCCTTCAACTGAAATTATTGTGTCATTTGTGAAAGGTCGTTTCCCAAAGTCTTCAATTGTAACACCTTCAGGATTAAATCTAAAATTCTTGCCAATAGGACTTATAGTTCGCCTAATGAATCTAGCTACATCAGTGATTCTATTATTCATTTCACAAAATATCTTAAGCTTTTCTGTTCTATTAATCATCTTTTTCTCCTTCTCTTTCATCAAAAACTTCTTGTCTTTAATCAATCGCCCTAGATGTTCCCAATCATCGACATCATCAAATCCACAAAAATAACAACATAATACTATCAGTCCAAAGATCTATCCAAGAGGGAAAACTATTCCAACTACAGCGCTGCATATAACATCTTCTAGGATGACATATCCTTTGGATTTCAATATTAATTGCCAGCAAAATCTTGCTGCTCTGCAAAACCTAACAAAAAATGTATTGCCCAATCCATTATGAAACCTCACTTTCTACGTATTCTGTAAATTTGCGCCATTCAGCTCTTTCCTTCACACTTCTTGTCTTACCAAATCTAACTGAAATCCAGTTAGGCTTCTTTGGTTTGCTCAACAACTTCATTCCCGATTGATCAAGGGTAAAGTCTGACTTAACTGAGTTGCAGGACTTGCATGCTAGTACTGCATTGCTCCAAGAGTTTTTTCCACCCTTAGACCTTGGTTGAACGTGATCAATTGTAGCATCGCCCCTTGAAATTCTCTTTCCACAATACTGACACTTTCCACTATCTCTTTCATAGAGTGAAGCTCTGCAGAATCTGATTTCATATCTTGGTATTCCATTGTATCTTGTAAGCGCAACAACTGAAGGCTTGAAATGGATGTTCTTAGCTGAACTTAGAATTTCATACTGATTTTTATCCAATTCACAAGATTTAGATGTCCATATTGAATAATCCATTGCTTCGAATTCATAAGCAACTGTTTTGCCAGATATTGATTTCATTTCATCGGGAACTATTACATTTGCAGCTCCTACGAAAACCAATCCTATTGCATCTCTAACAGTTGTTATATGTATTGGAATCCAGCTTCTGTTTAGCACTAGTACATTGTGCAGTAAAACCTTTCTAGCGTTCATCATTAAACCACTCCATCATAGAAGTTCAGTTGCTAACCCGCATTCGTATGCATTTCCTCCTCTAAGCAGTACTTCTCCCTGTTCTTTTACTAATTCTTTCCATTCATATGCACTTTTGTTTGAGACATTTTCATATATATTATAGCATATATCTTCAGCTGTTTTGACAAATTCTGCATTCGCCAACATTGATTTAGTTGTATCGTCTTCCCGCGCGTATCCCCGCGGAAATGAAGCTTCATGAATTAAAAATACTGTGTTTGTATAACATTTTCTATTCTGTCCTGCACAAAATATATTTACTGCCGAGGAACCACAAAAACTCAATGCTTTAGTAACAACAGTAATTCCATCTCTTATCAAGCTTACTAGATAATCATGAAAAAACAATGATAAGTAAAGATCACCACCTTCAGATTCTAGTTCAATAGTTAATTTTTCTAAACTTATACCTGCCGTTCCGCTTCGAAAATGCTCTAGTTCATCATAAGCATTCATTATTTCTTTATTATTGATCTTTTTTAATCTTATTACCGTCTCCATTTAGAGTTCCTTATAGAAAAAGGGGTCTAGTATACAATACACCATCCCCCATTAATTTTATTCCTTTATATATAATCAATTTAGCGCTCTATATAAACTCCCAATGATCAATCTTTTCTCTTTTCTTATCTTGCAAAGCCAAGAATGATTGTTTCAATGATTTCTTTTTTGATGCTGAATCTGCAGCTATTAAAGCCTGATGTATGGTCCAACACATTTTATTACTTTCGTGAGGTTTGCACAACTGAGTACATTTTGAGAACTGTTCTTCATCTTCTATGATTGACATAACTTTCTTTCTTTTGTTTATGTCATTCCATATTTGTTTGAAAGTCTGTTTGTGCAATGATCCATAAGAATATCTTTCATGTCCTCGATGATTTGGACAAACATAGACTTCACCATCTGCTCCTATACAAGGAGATATTTGAGAGCCTAAACATTTCTCATATGTTCTACCAAGTAGCTTTGGGTCATTTTCTAAGTCTTCAAAATGGTAACCATTCATCTGAAATTTATCACCTAGAATATCTCTTGCTTCATCTAACAGAGGATTTACTTTCTCCTTCCAGAATTTAGCTTGTCTTTGAATCCCACCTTCTCTTTCAACATTAACAATTTCAGGTTTGTATTGGCAATAGTCTACATCTGAATCTCTAAACCATTCAGCAAAATCAACTATTCCATTATATGTATCGGGAGTTATAACGAAACCAACTCCAATATCCATTTGATTTGGGTGCCAAGATTTTTCTTTAGTACCTCTACCCATAGGATATACTGCTAGCTCATCATGTGTACTCCACCAATTTGTTCTCTTATTCGATCTCTTATTCAATAATATAAGAAGATTTTCAAGAGCTCTATTCCAATCATTTTTACCCTTTACAGTTCTTCTTATAGAATTATACGTATCAGGGTCTCCTGCATCAATTGAAATTCTAACCCAAGTCATATATTCTAATAGCGTATCAAACAAATCAAATGTATGTAACAAAGTCCCATTAGTAAACATTCCCATCTTGACTCCATTCTTGCCAAGATATTCAATGCATTCTTTTAAAGCTGGGTTTGCTGTTGGTTCTCCTCCTCCTGTCCAATTCACTGCTCTAACTTTCATATCAATAAGTTCTTCACAGGTTCTCATCATCAAATCTCTTGACAACATATTTCGATTGAAAGTTGGAAAACCTTTCGATTCAGGTAGATGTATGTGACCACTCAAACAGAAGTGGCATGAATGATTGCATGAATTAGATGGATCGAATTCAACTAACACGGGGGATGTGCTACCGGTTTCAAGATGTTCAATAGCCCTGTCGACATTAGCGATTACTTTATCCTGAGGTGCAAATATTTTCATCTATCGCCCTCCAATTTCTTCTATTCCAGCGCCTTATAATTATAAGTATCTGGGTCACCAGCATCAACTGAAATTTATCTGAACAGTTGTCTAACAATTTTCCTCTTGGTGCTTTATCACCTATCATGTCAAATACTTTCTATATTTTTTGAACAGCCCTGTTAAGTATGTCAATGATAATCCCTCAGGCATATAGTCTACAAACGATTTGAAATCATTGTTTTTGATAGATTCTCTAACTTTTGTAGCACTGACCGAATCAGGATCTCTCTTCAATTCATTCACCTTAACTTTTACATTATCATGATCCCAATAGTTCTTGAACATTCCCTTATATCCACCAATTCTATCGGTACCAGCATAAACATTTACTTCACCGACATTATTCAAGTCTACAAATTCATCTATTAAGCCTGGAATAAATCCTGATTTAGCTGAATGAATCATGACCTTATTGCTTTTGACAAATTTAGCTAGTACATTAGCTCTGATCTGATGTGGGAAAGGATTTCTGTTCTTGTCTAATTTTTGTCCTGCTACAAACACATACACTTTATTATTCTTCATTAGAGCTTTTCTGATTAATTCAATATGCAATCTTTGAGGAGGCTGGAATCTACCTACTAACACTCCAATTTTTACATTAGTTCCTCCTTCGTGCAATACTCCTATTTCATTTAACTTTTCAATAACAAATTTTTGAAGATTATAATCCTCATTCAGCTTATTCAAATTTCTTTGACCAAAGAATATCCTCAACAGCTGAACCGCTGTACCTTCTGGAGTATTTTCACTTACTCTCTGAACTAATTTGAGATAGTCATTGAGCTCTGTTTCTATGTCTAAGAAAGTTTCATAAGTCTTTCGAATATGAACTGGATCATGTTTTACATCTCTCTTGAATGAGCCTCTCTTAACCTTGAGTACTTTTTCCTTTCCTGTTTTGTCAAATTCTCTTTTGAGCTTATTCAGACTCTTGATAGCTTTCTTTATTTCATTGACGAAACTGTTTCTTGCTGAATTAGCTTTAGTGAATTTGAATCCATTATCTTTCAAGTACCTGAGAATCTTCTCATTCGCAGTAGCTGATTTATATTTGTTGTTGATAATTTTTACTATACCAACGGACTTCAAACCCTTGATACCAAATACTTTTTCGGCAACTGAATGTTGAAATGTTCTCATTACTCCAGGAACAAAACTTCCTGCTGGTCCTGCACCTGACATTGCCATTTCTCTGTAGTACCAAAGGAATTTATTAATAATAGGGAAGACCGATACTATCTTAGATAGCTCTCCTGTTTTCAGATCTTTTATTACTACACCCTCTGGCCAACTTCCTCCTACATTATTTCCTTTATCATCAAATACTGGTGGTTGTGCCATCGCTCCTGCTGATAGCTTATTTAGGATAGAATCTATTAGTTTATCCTTTATATCCAGTTGTAAATTAGATATTTGTTTAGTTAAACTTTCCTTTTCTCTTTTTATTTTATCCTTATCTTTTCCAACAGCCCTGAAAGTTAACACATCATAATTAGAAGAATCCTTAAAAGTTTTATTTTTTTGTTTCATTAAGTCTTCTAATTGATTAATATCATTTCCAATGGAGAGCTTATACTTGTTACTTCTAACTACTTCCTTTCCTGAGAAGCTATAAGTAACAGTCTCAATGCTCTTATCTATTTTCTTTGATTCAGGATTATAGTAGTATAAATCTATTTTAGCCTTAGTAGGTCTAAGCTTTTTAATCAATGAATTGAATGCTGCATCATGAACGATAATATAATTATCTCCATATTCTATAGCATTGGGTATAGTTTCGAATAGCACTTCACAACCCACATAATCACCAGGCTTCAACTGCTTTTCAAGTACGTCTTTGACACTGAGCAATGCAGCGACAGCACTCCTAATAGGATTATACATTGGCTTCCCAGGCCAATCTTTCGTAGAATGTTTATGATCTGGTTGACCCTTCACATCCCTAGAAAAATATAGTTTTCCTTTATCATCTAAGCCAAATCCTAAGTTTGCAGATCCATCAAACTTTACACTCAGCTCTAATGATTTGTCTTTATTATTCAACCTTCTGACAAGATCTAGAAACTTGTCAATTTTAAGGTCGTTTATATGCTGAATTCCTTCTAGTATCAAAGAACTTCTCCTATGATATTTTTAATAAATATCATCCTATTTGTTAATTAATCCTTCTCTATAACATTCGCTCAAAAACTGATTGACTCTAGCTTCAGTTGTATGGAAATTCATAGCATGAACTAGAGCTTCATTTGCTATTTTCTGCATAGTTGTATCGTCCTTTAAAAGATTTGGTATGATATATCCCAATGACAAAGGATCTTGGAACTCAAACATATGTATACCATTTTCAAAGGGATGTGGCATGTGAATCAGATTTCTTCTAGTTACCAATAGACATCCACATGCTAGCGATTCCCAAAATCTAGCCGAATTACATTCATGTGCACCATGTGCATCAACTGCTATTTTCGACAATGCTAAAACATTATAATAATCAGGATGATCTCTGTTACCCGTATCGATATCTTGTCTATCTGGAACTCCTCCATATAACTGACCAATCACTGAATTTTCTAAATCCATATCATTCAGTTTATCTTCTATTTCTCTACGCCAGGGCTTTGTACTATCATGAGGCCCAAACATACAAGCTACGTCAAATTTTCTATCTTCCCATTCATTGGGATTATGAATATATCTATTTTCGATAGCGAATGGAAATGGCTTAACATTCTTAGGATGATCTACATCTAACCGCATTTCTCTTTTGAAATACAATGGATATTTTTTAGGATCTTCTATATATGGGTGAGTATCCTCTCCATCTATAAAAACTGTCTTCTCTGGTCTATCTATACTTTCTACAAGGTCCGATCTAACGGCTTGATTGGACGTTTTTACTACTAGATCGGCCGTTTCACGGCCGTACTGCAAGATATCTGCGTCGTTAGCCAATTGATGTGAATAATCTAACCCGGAGGCATAGTTAGACGATTCTGCAGTAAAAACTTCTACTTCACCTTTTGCTTGTAGAATATGAAGACCTTCTATTAGAGTAGCACCTGAAAAATCATAGTGTGGACTCTGTATGATTAAAATTTTAATAACCTTCATTTAACTGATCCTCAAATAAAATATTCAATTTAACATTAGGGTATTCGTCTATAAACATGTCTAGTTTTTTCTTACTCAATGAATAAGTGTATTTCGATTTCATATCAACGGTTGCCTTGTTATAAGAGCACTGTCTCGTTCATACGATGAAGAAGCTCGATTCTTCTCTCCTTCATTTGCAACATCTTCTGGAATTACTATAGGCAGACCATCATTGCTTGTTGTATTGAGCATCTTATAAGCTGGTGAAGGTTCTTTCCCTCTCGACTTAACTGCTATCAATTCAGTATGCATAATATCTTTCTTGGTCCATTTATATTCTCTAAATCTATTCGTGTCTAGCTTAAAATCACATTTTACTAAACCCTGATCATAGTAAAGATTATCATCTTTCTTGAAATAGTGGAACCAATCTTCTGATAATTTAGTTACATGTGTTGGATCTCTATCATAAGCTTCATTTGAGAAAGGCATTTCAGCTACAAATCTGCCGCCATCTCTAAGGACTCTGAATATTTCATTCATTAGATTTATTAATGGATTTTCTCTAATCATTCGCATTGGGTTTGTTATGATTGTAGATTTATCTGCTCCTGCTACTGGGGGTATATTGTATGAATTTATATCAGGCTTCCAAATACATTTTGGAATATGTTCTAGAACATCGTAAGCTTGCACTATATCAACAGATTTATCTCCAAATGGTAGATTTTCAAATCCTAAATTTATTATGAGATCAGTACAATTAGATCTCATAATATCTACACCAATATTCTCATACCCATCCATATCTCTTCTGTTATTCCCACATCCTAGTTCAATGTGCACGCGGGATTTTTCACTCATTTTCCCATTCCTTTCATATCTTTGGTCCTTTTGTATCAATTGTCGCTGGTAGTATTTTAGTCTTTTTCTCTTTCTCTTTATTGAAGCATAGATCAAATTTCTCTTTAGCTAATCTCTCTTCTTCATTTTTTTTCAATGTCCTTTTCGAATGATCCATCAAAGCTACATTAGACCAGGGATGAGATTGATGTCCAAGATTGAAGCATAGATCAAATCTTGAAGGTTCAAATAAATGAGAAATTCTACCAACACCAAACCACATTGGTTTTACATACATTGTGTTACCAGATTTTTCTACTATTGATTTGACATAACCATCTCTAACAAAGAAAGCATCTGATCCTGCTAATGAACAACCCACGAGAGAATATCCCTTTTTTGTAGCTATCTCATTTAATGATAGTAAACTTGATCCATAGAATGATGCTCCATTCCAACATGAGTACTGAGTATCTTTGTTATAAGGAACTCTAAGATCTACATCATATGGAATGGCCGAATTATATTCTATGCAAATTACTCTTGGCTCTATACATTCTATAGCTTCCCATATATAACTGTCATTCCAATCTACATCTATTACTAGTAAATCATAATCTAGATCATCTTTAGAATAATCACTGATGATTTTATCTATATTATCTCTATCGACCAATTCGTGCATAATGTCAAGATCATCTCTATTGTTATAATATTCAGATCTCTTTGCTGCTCCTTCAATTACTTCAGCATCTCCATCTATCCACAAACCTTTCCATCCCAAATAGGATAGGCGATACAGAGTATTATTCTGCATACCTTCACCACATCCAAATTCAATGAATCTCTTACTCTTTGTTTCAATTCTTCTGAATATTTCATCGAGCATTCCATCTTGATCATGCATAGAACACACAGAAAAACCGTAGCCACTTAATTTATTCATATGCCTGGCTTCGGCTCTAAGTTCTTGCCAATATCTGTAAGCTTCTAGTCTTTCACTCATGAAACCTCCTTCAATATCATAACAAAAAAATGCACCAGTATAAAATACTGATGCATAATTGTTAATGATAATAACTACTTATCTATAGTTTTCGATGTCCTGAATTAGCGATCCAATTCCTCTTTCTACTTGTGCTATCAAATCAAGAAACTTTGTGTTCCAACCAGAATAGAGTGCTACATTATGGTCGTTAATTGCAACTTGAGATGTTCCATAGCCTGAAAGATCCACTGTGTGGAGATAAGCATTTGGAGCAATCTTCTTGTATTTCTTCCAAGAATCGTTCACTGACAATGAAGATCTGAAATAGAATCCTGTACTGTAGCATTGCATATCAGAAAGAAGAATTACACGATCAACCGATACTCCTGATCTGATCAATGCTTCAAATGCTTTGTATGCATTTGTTGAATGACCAACATCTTTCTTTCTCATTTCATCAATAAACTTCATTGCCGAAATACCTTCTGAAGAAACTGTCGCTACTCTTTCTCCAAAGATTATACCGGCATTCTTCTTTGAAAGCTTATCAGCGATTGAGTGAAGAACTAAAGCTATGTCCATATTTGTAACTGAAGATCTATCAGAAATTGGTGCAGTCATTGAACCTGAGTGATCCGACATAATAACTGTAGTACCTGGCAATTGAGTAACATTCTTAATCGAAATTTCAAATGCATCTTCAATAGCTCCAATCAACTTTCTAAGATTAGATTTATCAGGTGCCTTAAGTACTCTTGCAAGTTCAGAGGCTGGTGGATGGCCATCGTAATACATACCTCTATCTTCACGGCCTGTTGCTACCTTAGACAATTCTCTCCAAGCAGAGAAGAATCTAAATGGGAACTGCTTGCTATTCAAAACTGCCTTTTCATTTGTTAGCTTTTCAACTACCAAATCAATAGCTTCATTAGAAATATTTGCTTCCGCAAAGTTTCTAAGGTTTCTAAGCAATGCCATATATCCCATTACTGGAATTGTTTCTTCCCAAATTTCAGCCTTTTCTCCTTCTGTCTTTTTGCCACCAGCTGAAAGGTTTCTTTCCCATGTGTTAGCGGATTCAAGCTCACCATTCATAAACTTCTTCCAAAGATCGGCTTGTTTCTGATCATCTGGCTTTGGGTGACAAACGTTGAATACATCATACAAGTTAACCGACTTACCAACTCCCTTGTACTTCATAAGAGCATAAGCGTCAAACTTTTTGAGAGTATCTGCCAAACCCTTCTTGATTGAGTTAGGAACAACTGCCTTTTCACCTTTTTCTGTGAAATATGTTCCAATCAATGCAAGAATTTCTGCTGGTTCATCAGCTCTCTGTACAATTCGAGGTGTCCACTTTCTTACGAAAGGCTTTACTTCGTTAATCAATGAAGCATGTCCTAAAACAAATACTGGTGAAGATCTGAAATACATTACATTTCGAGTATATGCGGCAAGCTTCATCAAGAATTCAGGATCCTTTTCTCCACATTCCTTAATATCAGCCAATAATGCAGCTGTATTATCTCCATAGAACTTCTTTTCATTGATCAAGGAGCTCATAACTCTAGTTGCAAGTCGTTCCTTGTATGGAAGTGTATAAGCTTTTCCACCTTCTTCGTTGAGTGTTTCTGTGATATCGTCAGATGTGAATGTCTTCTGTTCTGACTTCTTTGGTGATACCTTGGCAAATTTTGCCATTTTGTTGCCTCCTTTTTATAGGGGGGTTATGTTGTGTGATTCTAATTCTTTTCTTGACATCTCTCTACCAATATGCCATCCTTCACAAAAAGGACAGGGATATGGTTCAAGAGGTTTCTTATATTTTCCTGACATTAATATGCTACTTTTTAAAGCAGTTTCAAAGTTCTTGTAGTCTATTTTTTCAGTACAAGAGTTTGCTATACCTGCTTTCCTTGCAGCATTCAAATGTAATTGTTTAGTTTTATTATCCATTATTCCATGTAATCAACATCATCTATCAATTCTTCTTTTCCTTCAGGCTCTATTTCTAAAGCTGAAAAATTCTTTAATTCAAAGTCGCGCTTATATTTCTGATGCATTATATGCTTAGCATTAGTTTTACTCCATGCTCTTACAACTCCTGCACACATACCATAATGCCTCCAGTGAGCTGTTACGAAATATATTTTCATCATAAAACCTTTCAATAAAAAAACTGGCCATCTCAATGAGACAGCCAGCTACGTCACTCCTATAGGAATGATATAATTTGCTTAGTCTGCTGAGTATTGGTGATGAGAGTGCTGTTTGGTACTGGCGTGTGCCAGTTATATGAAGTAACTCTACATCTTGCTACAGCATAAAAATTTCAAGATTGCATTGGTCCAGTCCGGAGTCCACCATAATATTATAGCTTGTTTAGAGGCAATCTACCTCTTCTCTCTATCGAGAAGATTTATTTTAATTTTCTTATTAGAAGATGATCGGTCAGAGGATTTTCAGTAACTTGGTATATTCATCCACTGAGAAGAATGAATTACAGTTTAACTTTGTTCACCTGCAAACTGTCCAGTAAATCAGGCTCCGGTTTAACCACATTAACTCCCGAACCGGCGGAAAAAGGAGTTCAATAATTTCTCAATGTTTAGCTTAGCTTCATCAAACTCCACTATCTAAACGGAAAGATTATTTTAATTGTTCGCTTTTTGAAGTATCTCTGTTCCTTGCTTTCTAATATTTGTAAGAATTGGAAGTTTAATTGACGACGGGTATCTCTTTTATCTGTTTGAAGTAACCCATTGTCTTGCTATCCAATATTATTTATTAATCCAATTGTTCCATTTTTTAAACCGGCCGATGAAGAATTAGTGGCTAGAGTGTCTATTTCCATTAGAAGTAACTCATGACCTTGCTTTCATAGGAATATATAAATAAATATAATCAAAAAATCGCAGGATATAAACTATTTATCTTTTTCTTGAATTCTTTTTTGTTCCGCTGTTTCTTTTTCGTGAAGCCTTTTGCATCTTTACTCTATTTGCGTGCTTAGCTTTAAGTTTAGTGATGTTAGACTTTCTTATTCCTTTGTCTAATGAAATTCTATAGCTTTCATAAAGCATATCATCTGAATTCATTCCTATAAACTCAGAATAAAGTCTTCTGTATTCTTCAATAGACCTGATTGATGGAACTATTGGTCTCACCTTTTTCTTTGGTTTATCATCTTTTTTAAATTCGATCATAGTTGGATCGATTTGTGTGGGTATTAGTGTTTCTCTTTCAGCCATTTAAAAATTCCAATTTTTTTATAAGTTTATTTTCTTCTTTTTCAGTTATTCTAATTAGATTAAATCCATTATTTCTTGCAAGAGTATTTTTGTATTGATCATTTTTCATACGTAGTTTATGATCATGAGGTTTATTTTCTAATTTACAATGCCAATATAGACAAGCAAGACAGAGAAACACACATTATCACTATTGATTTAAGAATTCAGGAATCATTCTTCCCTTTGTGATTTCATACTTCTTTAACAGTTGCTTGCGTTCTTCGTAGTCGTGAGAATGTGCTAATGTGTATTTCTCTGTCCACCTATATCTTGGAGCACCATCTCTTTGGTATTGCCACCACATGTCATTAATTTCAACATCAGCAGATGATCGTTGTATCGAATAAAGCATAAATTCTTCCATATTATAGAACCCTAATTGAGTATCTTCATACATTTCTACTAACCTTTTATCTTCTTGCCTGTATTTTAAAACTTTGTCTTCTATTGGAAGAATCTTATTGAGCATATCTTTCTTGAATATCATACAATCAGTCATTGGAAGTTCATGATCAGGCAACAGTCCGGCCCCAAATGATTTTCTGCTCTTTTGGAAGTCCTCTACCCAAAGTTTAAATCCACCATCTGTAAAAAACCAAACATCAAAATTGAATAAGACGACGATTGGTCTATATCCTATTGAAGCATATCCTAATCCTTCATTGAAAGCATCAAGAGCACCCAGGCCATACCCTCTGTTCTCTTTGATATGTATGAAAGAATTCTCGCCAATGCCAGAAGGAAGTTTATCTTCATCTCCATTGTAAACAGTAGTAATCCACAACTGGTCCCCATATACAAAATTATACCTCAAGATCTCAAGGTTGATTCTATAATCTAATTGTCTATCATTCCCTATCAAAACGATGTGTATATCATCTGGATTAAACATTAATCCATTGTTCCACATTGACAACCTTCTCGCATTAGAGCTTGAATTGTACAATCGCAGATTGTTCGAACACTTAGTTCTATATGAGGAGCAATCTGTTTCGTATAGTCAGCACACTGCCCACCATTCATTGCTTTAAGCTTTTTGAAATATTTAGAATGAATAGAATCTTCTCTTATCGATGATACGTAGTAACCATCTTCCAAATATTGAATCTCATCCATTGATTCAAATTCATCATAATAAGTTCTATATATATCTCTACTATTAGCAGTGCTCCAGTAATCCTTGCCATATGAAAATAATAGAGATTCTTTTACATCTTCAAAGTGAGCGAGGAAATCTATTCCCAGATCTTCTAATACTTTAGAAATTGTTGAAAGTATGTCATACTTCATATTTCTATGAGGCAAACATACCAATATCTGTTGATCATCATTTTTGTAGCGCCAATCATTTACAATTTGCTGACACATTCTATATGTCTTACCACTTTGTCTTCCTGAATATTCTAGATACATTATATTCCCGGGTTTGTAGTTATAATTCTACTTGTCAATTGAATCTGTAAATCTCTCATTGTAATTTCACTCAATAACAAACTTCTACAATGAGGGCAAACTTCTATAGGTATTCCTATCATTTGACCCTGGCTATTTGTTATTGGAAATGTCAAGCCAATAGGTTTGGAATCTAGATCATCTACTAATTCATATCCACAAGCCGAACATTCCCATTTTACTTCTGGCTCAGTTATTTTATCTGGCATTTACCATCTCCTCTATAATTCCATGCAACATCATTTCCGTTACCATTTCTATTTGGCCATAGTTTCTTGACTTGAAATGAATATGCTTATCAACCTCATTTGTTTTAAATCCATTGAATCCAGATATTCCAAAAACAGTCATATCTGTGTTCGTGTAGTATTCAGCTGGCAGTGTTATATCAGGAGATTCTCCGCTTGATGATATTGCTATCAACAAATCATCATCATTTCCTGCACATTTAATCTGTAACCATCTCAAATACATCTCTTCAAAACCAAAATCATTAGCTAAGCAAGTTATGAGAGGATACGATGTCAATACTTCAGCATTTCTAAAACATCTCTTAGTTAAGTCATTAGCTATATGATCACATATAGCTGCAGATCCTCCATTGCCTATGAGAAATATTCTTTTAGAATCCTTCATTAAGATATATAGATCTTTTAGCATTTGGTTGCCAAGCTTGTCATTATATACTTCTTGGAAAGTAGTGCTTATATGAGCATAGAATTGCAAAAGATTTTCTGGAATATATTCTTCTTTTACCATATTATCCGCCAGTTTTTATATACGTCTTCAGCCCATATTCTAGTCAATTTATATCCCTCATTTTTTGCTAAATTGTTTTTAAATTTATCATTCTTCACAGCCTTAGGTAAAGAATGCCAATATTCACCATCTACTTCTATCAACATATCATAATCTGGCAAATAGAAATCGAATTGCTTACTCTTAATTCTTTTTTATTTTTCAAATCTAACACTCATTTGCTTAAGTTGACTCTCAACAGCCAACTCAGGTTTTGTATTATGAATTTTCATTGAATTAAAAGAACCATTCCTATGTTTTTTAATCATATTATCTGATATTGTTCTTATAATTTAAAATTACCAGCGATATTCCTCACAATTCAATAACACTCTACTACCATAAGGATCAAATCTAACAGGCATATATCTCACACTATCAGATACTTCACATACTTTTTTAATCACTTTGGACTTCGAAGCCACAGGGCTATAAGCAATAAAAAAACCTCCGCCGCCAGCTCCAGTAATCTTTCCGCCATACATACCAGCACTTTCTGCTACTTCATAGATTCTATCTATAAAAGCATTTGAAATTCCTCTGTTGAATGTTTTCTTTATAGCCCAGTTTTCTAACATAGCTGCACCAAATGCATCATAGTTTCTGTCAATAGCTCTTCCATATAGCATATTAGCCAGGTCGACATTCTTTGACATCTGATCTATTTTCTCTTCATCGGAGTTTTTGAAATCTTTTGATTGCTCGCTCAATATTGATGATGAATCTCTTGTTATTCCTGTATAGAACATTTGAATATTTTCTGATAATTCAAACAATTGCTTATCATTATAGCCTATAGACGTAACGGATGTATACGCTTCATCATCCTTGAATTGCATATAATTCAATCCACCATAAGCTGCAGCAAATTGGTCTTGATAGCCAATGGGTTTTTTGCATCTATCAATTTCTATATGACATGCTTGTTCGGCTAATACTCTTGCTTCTTGAGGCTTTCCTTCTAATGTATACAGAGCATTCAATAGCCCTACTAGAAAACTAGATGATGATCCTAGTCCTGTGCCTCTAGTTGGAATATCAGCCCAGTTTATAATTTCAAGGCCATAGTTAATTCCCATGAAGTCAAGAGTTTCTCTAATGAAATCATGTTTTATGTATTTTATATCTTCTACTATTTCATTTTCTGAATATTTGAGGTAAATTTTATTGTCATATCTTTTCTTTACGAGAACATATACATACTTGTCAATAGTAGCATTGACGCATGATCCTGGATAGTTTTTGCAAAATTCTGGCAAATCTGAGCCTCCACCTGCAAATCCTATTCGAAGTGGCGTTTTTGTAATAATTATGACATTACCCTCCACTTTAAATCTATTTCATCTGACCATATTCTAATAATTCTATATCCGCTTGAAATAGCTAAAGTATTTTTTAAGTTATCAATTTCCATTCTTTCCTTCCAGTCCCTCGGCCTGTTATTTTCATTCTTACCATTTCTATTTCCTTTATTGGCACAACTTCTACATCTTTTTCCTCTGCTAACTTCTATATCGCAGTAGTATAAATATATATAATAAAATCAACATGATTACTATCATTTAAAATCAATATCTCCTTCACTGTCCCATTTTTCTAAATCAACTTGAAATAGTTCTGTTTTCAATCTAAAATCCTGTTCAACTTTTCTTATGTCTTTATGATCATCAGTTCTAACGGATGCAAATTTCTGTCTACAATCTGCATGTTGGCAGATCCACACTTCATATACTCGGTCTTCTTCTATTTTGCAGCTTATCTTCCATAGTTTATGCTTGCATTTTTTCATGAATAGATCTCACAGTTAGTTTGATTCCATCTTCGATTGATGTTGTAGGTTTCCATTCGAAAAAACTTGTAGTATTTCTCATATATGCTAATGTTATTTCTGCTTCTCCTGATTGATCCTGCTTAAACATTGGAACTAACCAATTGTCTTTTCCTCCAAATATTTCTCTCGATACTAATTCATATATTTCATAGATACTATAGTTTTCTCCAGTACCAGCATTGAAAGTTCGACTATTGTTTTTGAATAATCTATAATAATCGCTAGCTCTGACCGTACCCTGTTCTCTGTAACTCAGCACTCGCATGAACAACTCGGTAATATCATCTACATAAATGAAATCTCTTCTCTTAGAACCATCACCATAAATTATTGGTGAGTGGCCTTCTAACATTCTCTTTGTGAAACTACCAATAACAGGAGGAATATCTCTCTCTAAATTCATAGTTGGTCCATAGACATTGAATGGTCTGAATATAGTAGCTCCAAATCCATGCTCTTCACTAAATGCTCTTACGAATTGAGCTGCAGTCATCTTTGTAATTGAATAGATTCCTCTAGGTGTTTCAGCATTAGGAGCATCAAGTTCTTCAGTTGGAAATAAATCTATGTTATCATATTCTGCACTAGTGTCTGTAAATATAAAATGCTTGACTTTCTTCTGTGCTGCATATTCGAGCACTTTTAAAGTACCATTTACATTTACATCAACAGCATTTGTTGGATTATCTTGACACCAATATACTTCACCTCTAGCAGCAAAGTGGTATATGACGTCTAATTTTCTACCTCTTAAGGCATGATCTATAAATCTATAACAATCATCATTTCTAATATCTTTTTCCAACCATACAAAATGATCAACATCATCCCAAAAATCATGTAAATTTTCTTTGAAACCACAGGACAAATCATCTATCCCATAGACCATATGCCCAGCTTCAAGAAGCTTCTTACACAATTCACTACCAAGAAATCCTGCACATCCTGTTACGAGAACATTCATATATCTTTTGCCCAATTAACTAATTCACTACCTTTAATTTCTGCATCATCTTCATCATTAGTTTCAGCAAACTTATATACAACATTTAAAATACATGTCAATGTGTCTATTTCTTCAATCTTTTCAAGATCCATCTTCTAACCTCATAATTTCATCATTTATATACCATATAGCTTTTCGTAAATCTTCTACTTCAGTATTTTCATCTTTCAATCCTGCTCTCCATAGATACTTAAGAGCATTCCCTACATTAAAATTATAATGTCTTACTACTTCAATAGCTTCTATACCACTTGGGTGAGAATTATAGTGATCAGGATGATCAACTCTTTCGCCATCATGATCATCTAACAATTCTTCTTCTGCTTCTGGAAATGAGTCATCTTCATCGATATCATAATCTCCATCAGCTAAAGCTACATCAGATTTGCTTAAGTATTTTGAGTGATGTCCAGCTGTTTCTTTGTTATTTCCCCATCTAATTGCAATTTTGAATTTAGAATCATCATTGAAGCCTTCTATTTTTCCTTCAGCGCCACCAAGATGACCATCAAAAGCATCGGGACCTTCCACTAATCTAACTGAATCACCTATGTTTAGCTTATTACCATTAGCATCTAAATAGTCTTTAGGATTTCTAGTCTTTCTTAGAGTCTCCGCTTTTCCTTTCATAACCTTTTCTTCCTCATTACAATTCCTTATATATCGACAACTGTTTATTAGCCATATCTTCTGCTCGACAAGTATTCTTAAAATTATTCAAACACCTATCCTGTAGTTTATAATAATTTACTTCCTGGTTTATAAACTTTCTAAAATAATTCTTTATATATATTTAATTGTTCAACAGCCCATTTCTCTGCTCTTCCCCATTCGTAAAATCTTTGATAAGCATTGTCTTGCAGAGCATAATAATTTACTTTTTTGTCAATAAAGGCTTGCATTATTCTAGCATATTCTTCTACATCTCCAGGGGGAACTACAAACCCAGCATTACCCACGCACTCAATATGTCCATTAAAAGGAACTCCGTAGTGACTTATAACAGGGATTCTATGAGCAAAAGCTTCAAACATCACTGCAGGATTACATTCACCATCTCTTCTACTATGAGCTAGTACATCGATTGAATTATAAAATTTACTAATTTCAGTTTCATCCGTAGTTCTTGGTAGCATATCGAAGTTTTTCAATCCAAGATCTTGTGCTGCTACTTGAGCCATTCCATTGACAGGCAGCCATAAGAAGAATGTTTTGTCATTCTCTATCTCTTTATAAGCTCTAAGGTTTATATCATCGAAGGTGTTTTCATCAGGTCTACCAATATGACCGAATACAAATACATCATGATCTAATCCTAACGAATGGCAATGCTCAGTATAAGGATCTTCAATAGCGTTTCTAACTACTCTGTATTTATCACCAAATCTATTAGCTAAATGTTGCACATGTTTACTAACGAATATTACTCTGCTGATGTCGATTGTATCATCTTGGTTGCCAAAGACGGATGTGCTAACAAAGTGTTTTGTATTTTCCTTAACGGGTTGAACAAATGGGAATTCTGGTATTCCAGCGGAATACCTATGGATAATAAATGGTCTAAGTTTTCTAACAATTGCAATGAATTCTGGATAGCTTGCATAAGGAATGAGCTTGTATTCACTCATAATCTCTCTAAAATATTTCTCTCTACTTCTGTCTTGCTGTGATTGATACGCTAACACATGATTGAAAGTCGGATCTTTTACGAACCACTTCATCATGATTTGCACCATTTTTTCTGTTCCACCTAATGTCAAAGCATTGAGGTGATGTATTACTATTGGTCTTGGCATTTTTTCCTCAATACAATTTCAATATCAAGATCTAATTTCTTAAATTCTTCTTTTGGTAAAGTTATTAGTCTATCTATTTCTTTTTGCTGCTCTTCTGAAAAAGCAGATTTATCAACTGCAAATTCATAATTTCCATTTTCTAATTTAGTTATTTTCATACTTCATACACTGTATTATCTGAACTACAGCCTCCGGGCTTGATCAAACTTAAACCACTCTCATTTTTTTCTACGACATATCCAGTTTTAATCCAAGGAGTAAACCAAGGATTTTTTTCATAGTACGGTATACAGCTAGGATCTAAAGCTGTCTTATAATACTCTATTTTTTGTACTATAATTTTTTTGCTATTATATCCAGCCTTAACGCCGAATTCTACAGTATCGGCTGATTTTATTATAACATGGTTTTTAATCTTACTTATTTCATCTTCAGTTAAATCTAGATCGGCTTCTTCTAGTTTATAATCATATTCATTTTTTTCTCTATGATTGCTCAAACTTAACATTCTATTCTCCTTTCATAACCCTTTCATAAATTTTATCTGCTTCTATTTTGTATTGTTTGTTTTCTCTTTCGAAGCCTCTCTCTTGTCTTTCCTTAGTTTTTGGGTGTAAGCAGTGTACTCCGACAAGAAGTGCATCTTTTTTGTAACCAGTAATTCTCTCGTGGGTTCTGCCGACAAACTTGCAAGAGTCTGTGAATATTCTCTGTTGGTGATCTGGGTAGTTAACCCATCTGAATCCTTGGAGATGCCACCCATTGCTTTCTGCATATTTTTGGAGTTCTTCATCAGTAAGTCCTTCGATGATGTTGATTCTTGGAACCGAAATACAGTCAACACCATTGTTTTCAGCTTGCCAAATATACCACGGCAGTTGGTTCCAGAAGATCGGTTCGTAGGTTTCATCAGCGTCAATCCATACTCTCCATTTATTAGTTGCTTTATTTAGTGCACAGTTTTTCTGTACTTCAAAATCATCATCCCATTTTTTAGTAAACACACTTATCAAATCATTGTTTTCTAGTATATCTACAGTTTTATCTGTCGAACCACCATCTATAGCTATAAATTCTGAAGAATCAATAGCCGTATCTACAACATTATCTATAGTTTTCTCTATACACTCTTCATCGTTATAGGTGATCATGCATACAGAGTAACTTACATCTGGTTTCTTATCATGATCATACATATATTTCCAGGCTTGATATAATTGTTCTGGATCAGCTTCTTGATTAGTTTCTATGATACAATTGTCAAAGAAATCTGAAGGGCCATCTGGAATATGATTCTGAATAAAGAAATGATTTTTTGTATAGAAGCATACTGTAGGAATTCCACATCGAGAGGTAATTTCCCATGTCCATGAGTTGCAAGCTATATTTCCGTGGCATGACCTTAGTATTTCAAATGTTTCATCTATTGGTGTTCCTAATGTATTGACATAATGATAATTTTTTTCATTACAATAATCAGCTAATCCCCAATCTTCACCTTCTAATCCTGTGAATAGAGGAGTAAATCCATCTTCAATCAGATTATCTATTATATATGTCCAACAATCTCTACTCCAAAATCTACCTCTCTCTAGATCAGATTCAAAACCTTCAGCATTGCCTGTTTTTGTTAATGGCTGTATAGCTACACATCGGCCGTGTTGAATATACTTGTGTCTTTCTGAGTTATGAAGATCTTGTCCATACTTATAATCGAATCGATCTCTCATCGGATACTGCATAAAAATAGGAGCCTTGTTTTGAAATATCTCCTCACAAAAGCTCCAATCTTGAAACACATCTCCCTCTTTTACAGCATTGCTCTTAATAAATTCTCTCATTTCAGGTAGTTGACTGTGGTATGTAAGATTTTTAATTAGAGAAACTTCAACACCCTCAGCTTCTAAAATTTCTTTCATGAACTCAGGGCTCTTCCCAAAACCTCCCAACCAAAATTTTATCTTATGGTTGTTCATTGCAACTACTGCTGACAGTCTAGTGATGTGTGATAGAATATCACCGATTCCAGCTAAGCAGAGGATATGAAAAGTATTCATACTATAATCCTCCAAACGCTATCTAACTCGCTTTGAGATATTCTAACTAATCTATATCCATTCTCTGTAGCTAAATCATTTTTTAATTTATCATTCACAATTATATCTTTATAATTCTTGGGTTTTTTCTCTAATTTACAATGCCAAAAATCACCATCAACTTCTATCAGAATATTCTCTTTTAGTAGATAGAAATCATATATCTTAAAATTTATTTTATTATAATATATTCTATATTGTTTCTTGTATTCGATTTTTTCCGATTGTAAAAAATTTTCTACAGCAACTTCAATACTAGTATCTGAATTCGAAATATTGTTTAAAATATTGAATATAGGATTAATTTTTTTTGATCTATGTATAGCCTTTTCAGATAATATTTTTTTAGTATCATCTGAATGTTTTTTACCATAAAAAGGATTACCTTTTCCTGCGTATTTTTTCCTGAAAATTTTTGATAATTTTGTTGCATGCTTTTCTGTCTTGGGCTTTCCTTTAAGTGCAGCGGATACTTTTATGGACATTTTTTTAATTCTATCATCAGTATCTTTTGTTAATCCTTTGCTCCAACCTCCTCCTTTTTTGCCAGGCTTGACTATTCTCATGAAGCATCTTTGACAATAATTAGATTTACCTCTGCCTGTTATTGATTTTCCGCATTCTTCACAATTCATTTCATATGCTCCATCTACTTGGATTTATAATAAATATCAAGCAAGCAAAGAATGTGTTCATTCGCTATTTTGAAACTCGTATGAGCTTCATTATTGATTCATCAAATAGCATAAGACTATATTTCAATGGATCGTTCAATGCTGGGAGTATCTTTTTTAAGTCAGCTAGAGAACATGCTTCTATTAATGATCCTGTTACTCGCTTATCTCTTCTGCTAACAGCTTCAGGGCTATCATTTTCCCAAACATCGGTGCTGAAATTATATTTATACCCATGTTTTTGCATCAGTTCTATTTTTACTGCATGTTTCCTTTGATTTTCTAATCTAACTAATTCATATAGATCACTCATAGTTCTTCTCCCAATATTCTCATTAATCTAACATACATTACAGATACCAATGGGTCAACAGAATCTGCATCATCGGACCAGACTACACTTGCATCTTTGTTTATTGCATCATCATCGAGTTCATCACCTTCTAATGCTCCTTGCTCTTTATTCTGAACATTGATCGCATATAAATGATACTCAGTATCAGTAGATTTTGAAGCTCTACATTTTCCTAAAATCTTCAATTCATTTTGTTCTGCTTTATAACCAGCCTCTTCGTGAAGCTCTTTAAGAACTGTAAATATAGAATCATTCTTTTCTAATCCACCTGTTATAGCTGAATCTTCAAATTCCATAGACCAACAAGGTGTAATCTCTCTTCTTAACAAAAATTGTAGCCGACCTTTTTCATTTCTTCTATAAGGTAAAATGGCTACAATAACTCCGTTGCATCTTGTTTCATGACTGTATACATAACCATTTAAATCTAATAGTGAAACCCAATCGTTTTCACATAACGTTTTTAACATTTAATCCTCCATTGCTCCACAAGTACAGCCGTTGGCCATTAGGTGATTGATTTCACAATCACAAGAATTCAACTCCTTATTAAATTTACTATCTTCAAAGAGAAGATCAGATTATCCATTTTCCTATGAGAAAAAAATCTTTTTTAACATAAAACCTCCTAAACTATTCTTTGTTCAAACGCATTAATTCTAACAGGATCAATAGTACCTGGCAGATCAGTATTTATTCCATTATTTACTATTTGATGTAATGAATTTATTTTTGTGTCCTTCTTTATGACTAGTCTATTTGCCAAAATGTTTTCAAATGCTACCTTAAGATCTTTAAAGAATTTTGAAGTAGCTATTTTAGAATTTACTGGGATTTCACTCCACTGAATATTCACTTGAGCTTTTTCATTGAATTCAGTAACTTCTGCATCGACTTGCAAATAGTCTAAATTGTTAGCAGGATTTTCAATCCTTGTTGTTGAAAATAATACTTCCATCTACTTTCTCCGAGTTTTCAGTATATCTTTAATTGTCATTGATATTCCTTTTCTAACATCAATCGAATGTTTTCCAAGGAGTTTGTGCATTAAGTGAGTATCAGCTTGTCTTTCTTTTACTAGTGCAGGGTCATGTTTTTGAAATAATTGTAATGCATTAATTTCCATATCTGTTTGCAACTCTAATTCTTCTTTAATAACGGCATACAATTCTAATACACTAGTTTGTATGCCAGATCCTATATTCAGAAAGCCATCAAATTCTCTTTCATAAGTTGTAGTATGCAGACCTGGATGCTTATCTTGAAACATTGTTCCCGCTTGTAAATCTTTTCTCATTGCCAAAACATTTAATCTACCAACATCTTTTCCGTGGATCATATCCATTGTTTGACTACCATCTCCATAAATTTCTATAATCGGAGGAACATTACCTGATAGCATTTCATTGATCCACTTTGGAACTATTTGAGTATAAACATTAGCTGTTGATTGTCTTGATCCATATACATTGAAATATCTTAAGCCAATAACTCTTAATCCGACTTGATCTGCATATGATCTTGCTATAAATTCATTTGCAATTTTTGTAGCTCCATAGAGCAATTTGCAATTATTGAAATGATGATCTTCCTTAGTAGGAACTATTTCTGGATTACCATAAACAGATGCAGAAGAAGCATATACTAGTTTGTGAACAGAATATCTCTTGCATAATTCTATAACATTTGTAAAGCCTGAAGTATTAACTTGAAATCCTTTTAGTCTAAATTCTCTTGTATCTTGTGTAAGCATTGAAGCTTGATGATATACGAATTGAGGTTTATATTCTTCAAAAATATCATCTATATAGTCGTAGTCTGCTATATCTTCATTTATGTGAGTTATTTCATTCGATCTTTTTGATGCCTTCTTCTTAGCTTCTTTTATATTCTCTATCTTACCATTGTATAGATTATCAACTACTACAATCCTGCATTTTTTTCTAGTTTCTGCAAGATGCTCTACTATGTATGAACCAATATGACCCAAACCACCTGTTATTAGATGTGTTTCCTTCTCATTTTTAGGAACTAATTTGAATGAGTCATTTAATATTAATTTTTCTGAATCATTTTTTAAACTTTTAGATTGCCCCACAAATACATCCTTCCCTCATCAATTGTTTAGTACTGCAAGTACAACTAGGCTTGGTTCTCGGAACAAGTGTATCTTTATTATCATGTTGTTTGAATGAAATAGATATTCTACCAAAGTCTTCTTGACTGAGATGATCATAGATATTCTCTTTCATAAAATTTTCTGTAAACACGTTAAATGAATATATGGTAACATTAGGAAAAATGTTGTGATTCCAAGCTGCAACGTATCCATCCCGGTCGACCATAAAATTCAATTGACAACCATCTATCTTCATTCTTTTAGCTATATCTATAATCAAATCGAATAGAGTTTTTTCCTCTACACTTGGATTATCTTTAACAACCCTTGATATAAAATCTGGAATAGCCATATGAAAACTCATGTGTATTTCCTATACCTTTTACGTTTCTTTCTTATTTGAACTTGTTCATTCTTGAATGCTCCGCAATCACATCCATAAGTCATTAGGTTTCTAGTGTTACAAGTACATTTATCTGGATCTTTTATTTCTACTTCATTCTTTGGAACTATAATGTAATCAGGATCTGGCTCCATTGTTTGAGTACAAAAATCCCATCTATATCCTGCAGGAGGTTGAGGATTACAACAGTTCGAATCCCACTTCGGGTACCATTGATTCATTTAGCTTCTCTTATTATCTTATAGCCATCAAGCCTGTTATACTTTTTTGGTATACCTCTGCCAGAATGAAAAATATTATCTCCTTTTGCTATCTTTGATAAAACCATATAACTATTTAATTTGACGAGTATAATCCCAACCCATCATTTCAGGATCACATCTGTCTTCATCTTTACCATCCCATTTATTTGTGATGTGGTAAATTAGAATTGCTTGTTCATCTGTATAATTGTAGCATCCGTGCCATAAACCAGCCGGAATGAATAATGGTCCTCGGTTGGCTGATTTTTCTGATAAGTAATGCCAATATACTTTAGATTCATTTTTGGAGAAAACATTGGGAAACAAAAAGTTTTCAGGTTCATCAGAATATACTATGTTACAATATATCTTGAAATACTTCTCTTTCCACTCTTTTTCTAGATCGGATTTTTTATAATCTACATCATCCATCATTTTATATAATGGCATATTACACATACCAATCTTCAATGATCCTTTAACGACCAATTGGTAATCGCTTTGATGTTCATGTCGGTGCCAGAGTGCTACAGCTCCACTTTCAATCACAGTCACATTTATATCGCCCTTGCCTATTTCAGGAAAAATATCACAATACCTAATCCCGCGATCATCCTGATGAAATCTAAAACTCATATTTTAACCTCTCTTCTAATATTATTTCGAATTGTTTATCTTATCTTTTCCAATTTGTCCTTATTATATTTTAATAAAAGAGGATCACTTCTTATAACTTCAAAGAAATAAAATGTGTTATCTCCTGTTTCTTTTATGTTCTTCATTTGATTTTCAAACTTCAAATTCTCACCTGATAAATATTTTTCACCTTCTCTTAAAAAACAGTTTTCCGTTCCACTCACAAACCTGAGTTTGCTAGCTTCTTCAACTGTCATTTATAATCTCCGTATTTCCTGTAAGTATCGAACTATTGCTGATTGCCAGGGCGGCAGTTTCGTATAAGAGTTTTTCAATGCTGTATATTTTGCACGTTTAACATCGCTGTAATTTTCATCACTGCTTACAGGTGTTATCAAATGTTCTTTACCTTTTATTTGAGCAATGAATAGTGCAAGTTCATACCAAGTTAATATTCCTTCGTTCATTAAATGAATAGTAGATTTATAAAAGTAATCTCCGTTTTCACCTATAGTACGTAATTGATTAACTAAGTTTTCAGCTATATCTCTCGTATAGCCAATGGTCGTATACTGGTCATTAACCACTTTCATTTGTTCATTAGCATCTAACTTGTCTAACACCAATAAAGGAAAATTAACACAGCCTTTCGATTTACTACCTCTATTACCAAACAAACCACATACCCTTATATTTAAATATAACTCAGCACTATTACTCACAGCCTTTTCACCAGCATATTTTGTCAATCCATAAAAATTCACAGGATCAGGAGTCCAGTTTTCTGGGTAACCTTTAGCGAAATTAACTTTAGGGCCAGTAGATTCCATTCTAGCAATCATTGTTGGTACTGATAATGATGTCAATGTACTTAGTTCTCCTGGATTTTTCGGGCCTACATCGTTCCCTGAAAATACATAATCAGTTGAGAAGTTAATTAGCATAGTATTGTAGTCATTACAAAGCTTTGCTATTCTATGCAAAGAAGCTACATTCACATCTAGAGCTTTCACAGGATCTTTTTCTATTTGATCTACAACGTGATAAGAAGCTCCGTGGATATAAATGTCTGGTGAATGAACGTGAAATCTTCTTTCCGATTCTTCAGAGTCAGTAACATCCCACATATCTCTACCAGAGTATCCCTTTACTGAAAATATATCTTCATATTTGTTTAGAGCATCTTTTACATCTAGCATCAATTGACCATTAGCACCTGATATTAAAACTTTTTTCATCCTACTCCTCCTCTTCCATCGGCGGACTCCTCCTCTTGGACTATTGAAAATATTTCATTGATATGATCTATAACATCATTTCTTCTTTTATTGAACATTGAGATTTTATCTGCTGCACCTAGTCTTTCATTATCAGATAATGATCTATCTCTTCTCTGATCTTCTAAATCCCAGAGCTCATGTGTTATTGTATTTAACTGCACTATAGAATGAACAAAACTATCTTCCATAGCCGTCGCTACTTTCTTATCATATATTTTATATTTCTTGAATTCAGCTAATCTATCGCCATTGCATACATCGAACATAATCTCGGAGAGATATCTTAGTAGCACTCTCTTCTGCTCTTTAAGATGTTTTTGCACATCTGTTGGTCTTTCACTCTCATTTTTAAATACTTGTTGCCTTTTTTCTAAAATGCAAAGCTTATCAAATAAGTCTCCTACTGTTTCCGTTTTAATCACCCCTTTCTAAATCATCTTTATATAATATATGAAATTTATGTTTGTGCTCTCTATATTTGTTTTTAAATTCCTCTATTCTCATTAACTCTCCCTTCTCATCGTAAATGAAAAAATCTGGTGTATAGGTTGTATTACTTAATTTAAAGGTTATCTCTTCATAATTTTTTCTTCAAGAAGTAGATTAAATCACTCTCTAACATGTCTTCATGCACAACATATTCTTCATTTGCTTCCATAAAGTTTTCAATAGAATCTCTAACACCAGCTAGATTCTTATCATGAAGAGCTATAATACCATTTGGAATAACCAATGGAGCAAATCTAGATAAATCCATTTCTACAGATTCAGCTCTATGATCACCATCTATCCATAAGAATCCAACATCTTTAAACTGTTTGAGATTCTTCACATCATGAGATTTAGCTCTTGTGAAATCCACCAAATCAGCTATTCCCCACTTCTGTAAATTTCTCCAAAATACTTCATGCATGTCCCAACCACCAGGCGTATTGCCAAAGTATTCTTTTGTGCTATCAGTTTTCATAGAATGTTCTGAATCATGAGGATCAATTGCATAAAGCTTATATCTATCTGTCCATCTTTCTTTTAGTGATAGAGCTATTGTTGTAGTAGATAATCCCATCCAACAACCTATCTCTATTACGTTTCCAGCTGGCATAACTTCCATTACAATTTCTCTCAATGATACTATTTCATTTCCAGGAGATAATGGGCCCTGGACAGATCTTGAATCCCATCCACCGACATAATGATCTTCAGTGTTTATAACTTTCACAAACTCTTGGTAAGTTCTTTCCTCTTCAGGAATCATATCTTTATTTACCATCTATGTTCTCTTCCATGCTTTGACAAATATTCCTTTGCTTGTATCTTGTAAGTGTTCATAGTTTAGTTTTACTTTCTTCATCAGGTATTCAAATGATTTATTAGTTGGCAGCCATGTATGTTCACCAGTTCCTAATGTTTGGAATCTATGCATTTTATCTCTAGCACCTTCTTCATCCATCGATGGAATTCCAATGAACATGAGGCCTGTATCGCTCATATATTCTTTACATCTTTTTAAGAATCTTACAGGATCTGAAATGTGTTCTAGAGTTTGATTGCAGGCTATAATATCATACTCTAATTCTTTCCAGTCATTATCGACATTTGGTTGAGTAGATCTATCCATAAAATCACCTTCAATAAGCTTCAAATTTGAAAATAATTCATTACCTTTGAGTATAGAACTTCTATTCAAATCTATTCCAATCGCATTGAATCCAGCTTCTTCAGCGGCCTTAACAACTAATCCAATATTACATCCAACATCTAGAAATGTTCTCTTATCTCCTTCTTTAAACTGAGATTCAGCATGTCTATGTTTCAAAACTTCCTCTACAAAAGTCTTAGAATATTTTTCATAAACCTCTTCCCATCTACTAGAATATTGTTCGTGTAAATCATCTACTTGATCAGGATGTTCTTCAATATCACTTCGCTGAATAAGATCTATTCCTTCATCATAGTAATAAGAATGCCCTGGGATATTGAAATAGAAATCAGTAGGAGTTTTAGGTCTGAATATTGATCTTGGTCTATCTAAAAATTTATCTATAGCTCTTATGACATGTTCGGGCTTGATAGTTTGCATGCACAATACGCCTGTTTCATTAGTACATGTTGGAACGAATGTTAGATTATTAGATCCTTGCGAACTAAAGAATTGCTTATGTTTGCAACCCAAACAATCTAATGAATTATCTTGGACATAAAATATCTTTTCTCTATTTGGAGTAGAGAAATATGGAATTGCAGCTCCAGCTATAATGATACAAGGCTTATTGAATGCTCTAGCTATATGCATAGGGCCATTATCAGTTCCGATATAGAAATAACAATCTCTTATAATAGTAACCAACTCATTTAAATCACATTTTGCATGTTGATCATCAGTCAATCCACTAAATATTTCAAATCCAGGCTCAACTACTCTGAATTCTCTATCGATTATGTTTTGTACAACCTCTTTATAGTTTTCTTGTCCCCAAGATTTACCAGCCCAACCAGATCCATCACCAACTACTACAACATATGGTCTATCTTTTGCAACTCCTCCACCATCTCCGCCTTCTAACTGAGGATGTTTATCTTTGTAATCATTCCATTCTATTCCGCAAACAGCAGTATACGCTTCAATGAATGGTGTTCCTAATCTACTCTCATAAGAAAGATCAAGATCATACTTCAATTGATTCTGTGTTGTAGAAAGAAAGTCTTGAAGCAATTGATTTTCTTCTATTGTTTGAACATCATGCGGCTTGTTCTTGAAATATTTCACTATATCAGGCTTAGCTGTGTATAAAGTTATTATAGCTTCTGGATGTTTTTCCTTAAGCTTCTTTATGATTGGCTCCACTAATATTACATCACCCAGTCCTATTGTTCTCTTGATACCAATCGTTTTAATGTCAACAGTTGTTTTGATAGCTTCTCTCATCTGATTATTATAAGCCTCATCGAGATGAGAGTTACCCATAACTGTCGGTAATGTTCTTACAACTTCTATGTTACCATCAATAAATTTATTTTCATCTTTAATTTCTGTTTCGACTGGGGTTCCAAGTTGCTTAGCCATTTCTTCATATGACATTTGATTGTCACCATCAACCGGAATCCATTGAACAACAGTTAATTCAGATGGAATGACTCCTGATAATCTTTCTTCATTCCATTGCTTAAGGATTAAACCTGCCATAAACAGATTTTCCCCTTCGTGTTGTGCTACACACTCTCCCCAATTAGTTGCAACTTCCTTGTAATGAGCAATCTCATCAAGTATAATCTTAACCGTCTCAGGAGGATTCTCTATTCTATATCCAATCGTATTGAGGGGATGATCTGGATTAGCCAAATCTCTATACTCAACATGACTCAAGGCCCATTTAGCTTTTCTTTGCTGCTTGAATTCCTCTAAATGCGCCTGTATGTGTCGGGGAAACCATAAGACATTTGTTACAGTCTTATAGAATATTATGTCACCTTTTGTTTCATTAATAGCTTCTTTGAGAAAATCAATTCCCTTGGAAGCTTTAATGAATTTTATGTTCCAGTTATTATCGTATTTTGCTCTTAGTTCTTCATCATCAAATAGTGTTGATATAACTATTTCCAGATTTTTATGTGTTTGCTCTAATACATTATCTATAGCTGCCTTGGTATGTTCAACACCAGTATCTTCGGCTAACAAGATGATGGAAACAAACACATCTTCAATATTCGACTTTATCATTTATGCCCTCTATCTTAATGTAAACACTTTTACTAACTCAGTATTTATTCTCCGTAGTTCAAAAGTTTCTGATTCAGTATCTGAAATATCATCTTCCATATACTTTGTCAGTAATATACAATTCTTGTATTCATTCCAATCAACGCTAAAAGATTCATCCAGCTGTCCATTGTTTTGTAGCAGCACGACTTCATTCAGCGCATTAAGTGTGTATAAAGTATTTGTATCTTTCTTTCTATGCAATGAAATAGTGTTTCTAACAATGTCAGAAAATTTAATATCTTTCCTTATAATATTATACGTTAGAACGTACTGATCTTCATCATCTGAGTTCTTCAAAAGAAATACTTTATCGTTATTTACTTCAAAGTTGTCTGATATTAATTTTAAAACAGAGCTAACATTCCGTCTATTATTGATGAATGTAGCTAATAGTACAGTATTTATCATACGAAACTCTCCTTGCTAGTGCTTTATATATTCTAATTAAGCTTGTATATATTTTTAAACTTTATAGAGGTTCTAATCCCATTTCTTCTGCATCTGGAACTTGAAAATATTTCAAGTTCTTTGAAAACCAGGCTGAAGAAATGCCTCCCCACATCCAATCATCTCTATTATGCTCTTCAGGTGCAGTCTTATTAATGAGGTCGGAAGCATAAGCGCCATCGTCATCTTGGTAATATACTCCATCTATATCTTCATTGAAGACAAATCTGAATTGATAATCGCCGCCATCCATATTCATTGTGATTATTAACTCTATGCCATCTTGAGTTTTTCTATTTTCTATTCTATAATATTTCTTATCTTTGAAAATAGATTTTACCTTATTCATTAGGCCTGACATCTTGCCTTCAGTTAATGTATCGCGTAGCTTCATTACTTTTTCTCCAAAAGTTGGTAGTTTAAAAACTATCAAAATCTTCATCTAATTTAATAGCCTCATCTGTTATAGTCCATTTCATCCAACTCTTATCACCATCAGCATCATTGTATTCTATTCTAATGACTTCTGCTTTACCAGATTTAGATGATTTTACTTTGAAATATTTCTTATTGAATGCTTTTACTATATCTGTGGCCACTTTACTTTCTGTTAGTGTCTCTCTCAATTTCATAATATTATCTATCCCTTTGACATTATAATGTTTTTGCGATTCTTGCCTGTAGCTTTATATCCTGGTATGACATTTGATTTTCCTGCTATCCAACTACCTTTTGCACCAACTAATATAATCGTCTTAGCTTTGATTTTGCTTAAAAGCTTTTTTATATAAGGAGCAGCTGCTTTTACTACAGCATCTCTATTAGCTCTTTTGTGTGAACCCCTCTTAGATCCAAAAACACTAGGAACTACAGATATTTCCCATGCATCATCTGATTTATAAGAATCTACAGCCCATTGAGCATCTTCGGCATTGAAAAATACTCTCGCACTATCACTATCGAAATGATCTCCAGGTAATTCTGTTCCATCATCTTCTTTTTCACTGATTACTTCTTTAATAATATCTACTATGTCGGATTTTTTGATCTTCATTATTTTTTCTCCTTGTTAGTTTAGAAATTATCTGAATCTTCATCAGGGTCTAAACCAAGATCGACTAATACATCAGTCCATGTTTTATGTCTTTTCTTAAAAGCTTGTTTGATTTCTCTCTCTGATATTCCGACTTGTTTCATACTAGGGATATAGAGAACATCATCGGCTATATATTCTAGTTCTGCTCTCCACGTTTCATAATCTTTAGCAGGTTTATCTTTCAATCCAGCTGGAGATGTAGCTCCTTCTCGTATTACTTCTTTTATAATTTCCTTCAATTGAGATCTTTTGATTTTCACTTTGTTTCTCCGCTAGAATAAACTTGTTCGTGTGCTTTTGCTAAAAATTTAGCAAACTCGTTGTGTAATTTCATTTCAAGTGCTGGTGTTCCTGAATATCCCTTACCCTTTTCTCTTATTGCTATTTCTGCTATAGGAATTGTTTTATCGCCTATTTTAGCTCTATATCCCACATAAGGTTTGCCTTTAGAATCTTTTTCGGCTATTAAATGCTCTTTTATTTTATCATAATCAGATGTTCCAAATATACTTTCCATAGTAAATTTATCTAATGAATATTGACCAATTGCCATATTCTCTTCTCCATTAGCAACAGATTTTAATGGAAATTCTGAACTTATTTCTTTCAATAAACCATCTTTTAGTTTCTCATTGTTAGTAATCGCTTTAACGGCTAGATTAGCTAAATTATCTGTATGTTTCATGTGTTCATCTAAATATTTTTTTGTTTCCTTGTTACCTGCTTTACTTAATTCGACCAAAACATTCATCATAACTTTAGCTGCATTACGATGTGATCCTTTGCCAGATGCAGCTGTTGCTAAATCTATTTTTTTTGATTTTTCCATTTTTTCAATAGCTGATTTATACTTAGCATTACTATTCATCATTCTCTTGTGGCTTGAAGCGAATTTCTTAACTCCAGCTTCTAGGCGTTTTCTTTGTTCTATTCTAAAAGCGTTACCATCCAATTCAGATTCAAGTTGAGGATCCCAATCTTTAAATTTAGATATTCCACTATTAATAAAATTAACTTTTGTAGATTTTTTCAATGAAACTTCGTCCAGTATATCTTTACCATCTTTATCTTGAAGTTTCAAGTACATATCAGTAGAAAATCCTTTATTGACTTTATAATCATCTAATCCCAATGCTTCTACTTCTTCTTTAGTATCCCAGCATGTTGCTATTATTTTAGCGCCTGGGAATTGTTTTGAAATTCTAGAATGTATAGCGTTTCTATTACCTATAGCAGCCTTAACCCATGATGAATCAACAACTGTATTGACCGTTTGACTTTGCTTTTTAGTGTCCCAATGCGTTTTTCGAATAGCTTCTGTATGATCTAATATTTTTTGACTAACTGCATTAAACGTTTTATCATCCATAGATGAAAACATCATTGTTAGTAATTCTCCAGCTTGTGCTGAAATTTGTCCTGCACCTGCGTCTCCTTCTACAAAATGAGATATAGCTTTAGTAGTATCATTAGATTTTGTATTCAACATTCTTTCTAAGACCTTTTGATATTTTACAGGATATTTCCCCTTGGGCAATTTTGGCATCCTAAAATGTGGAGGAGGTTCAGGATTTTCATTTCCTTTATTTTTCTTTGCGAATGTTGCATCATCTAGATTATTATCTACCTTGAATACTTGTGAGTTAGCCGTATCGATTTTCTTAAGTTGTTTATTTTTATCTGTAAAATCTACAGTTTTTTTGCCTTTTTCTTCTTTAGCCTTTTTTGTTCTAACATCTCGGTCTGAAGCGGCGTTCCAATTCTGTTTGGCACCATACCCTTTAGTCACCATATGTAATTCCTTTCCGCCATCAATATAATAAAATCTGGCAGTGCCGGCTTCAGTTGGTGGGGCTTTTATTAAAGACTGTTTAGTCTCTTCTTCCTTAAAAAGCTTTAATCTTGTACCTTCTTTCATAGAAACCGCCTTTATGATATTAGTTTCAGGATCTTTAAAGTATGCAAATCCGATATATTCTAACTTCAGGCTTTCAGCTTTCTTGTATGCGAATGATCTTTCATTTACATGTGAATCTATATCTTTAAGATTAAGATTATTCTTCTTCGTCACTTTCATTCTCCAAATCGATAATTTCATCAAGCTTGGACGTAAGATACTCCATCGTATCTTCTAAGGTAATTATTTCTTGATAATCTTCGTCGTTTAAAATTGGTTTGTTATTGTCATCATCTTTTTCTCCTTCTAAGAAATTATTCAATTCGTCTATAATTTTCCTTAAGAGTCGTTCCTGATTTTTCTTATTCTTTACTACCCATTCATGATATTGTTCAATGTCTCCATTGAATGTTACTAAATCAGGAACCTTCAAATATATACTACCATCTGAAGCAGACCTGATTTTGTTTCTGATATAATTTGAGATACCGCCCTTTACTTGATTAAAAACATTATCGTCATGTATATGATTTTGTCTTATTTGTAGAAGAACTTCTTTCAAGATCCACTCATAGATTTTCTGAACCTTTTTCAATATATTCAACTTCGAATATGAAACATCTTTACCGTGTTCAGGTTCAAATTCTAATTCATCAGAATCTTGATATTGCATTATGTATTTCTTGAACCTTGTAATCAAATCATTCTTATCAAGTCTGAAATTTGTATTAATCATCTTTAAGCTCCGAGAATTTCTTAGCTATAGACATTTTGCAACTGTATTCTTGCCCTATTACTTTAGTTAGAAGCTCTTTCATTTCAGCCTCTTGGTCAATGTTAAACTCTAAAATTATTTCATCATATCTAGTTGCAACAATCTTAGCTGGTACTCTAGCTTGTATCAAATGGAACATGAGTTGGCATGTATGTTTTGTTGATATATATGCCGCCTCACTCTGGATTAAATTATTAATACATCTTCGTTCACAATCTTGTTTGCTTTCATATTTAATTTTTTTGTCAAAACGATTTGTGAATTGAAGGGCTTTAATAGTCTCTTCCTTCCATTGATCTATTTTTTCTACACCTATTAAAGCTGATTTCAATAACTCTATAATTTTTCTGTTGTAGTTTTTAGAACCATACATCCATTTTATGGTATTATTCTTTATTTGATCTCTTGTAAATTTTTCTGTAACATGCTTAAATGTCATAACCTTTTCTACATATTTGTAAGGATCATTTGGCATTGTTAGAATTTCTTTTGGATATTTTATACTTCCAAATTTAATTCCGAAATGATTACACAAAACTTTGAATTCAAATGCTGTCCAATCTATTCTTAAAAATGCTCTATCATCTCTACCTGTAACTATGATCTGAGATTTATCGGGTGTTATACTGTGGAACGATGATGATAACCTCGTTGTAGAGGTATGATCTAAATTATACTTCAATCTAGCATATCCCTCTGCTTCTTTATAGTCTGAAAAATATCTCTTTATATCATCATATTCTAAATGATCAATGCAAGGATCTAGATATATCTTTAATTCATTTCTTTCTATATGAGCATAACAATATGATGCCATATGCATCATTGTTAAATACTTCTTTGGTTTTATATTGAATACTTTTCTTAATTTATCTAATGCTTGTAACTCGTAGTGAACTAGATCAGTAAGGGTTTTAGGAACCAATACTTGATAAGGAAACGAATCAAAGGAATATAATGACTTATAATGCTCTAGGTGTCCGAATGAAATTTCACGACCTGTGAGCTTCATTATTGATTCATCAAATAGAGAAACCTTTGTGCCAAACCTGTCATATAAATATAGCTTTAGATCGATAAAGTTATTAATTACATTGAAATTGACATGATCGTCGAGAATATTCAAAGCGAGCTTGAAGAATTCTTTTAAATCATATACATAGAGCTTCAAGTTCTGAAGCTCAATCGCATTTAGTAAACTATTTATAAAATTTTGTTGATCAAGTATTGTATCGGTTATGAAGTACTTGTCATTTGATACAACACCTATCGATTCAATCTTGTCTAAGTTATTGTTACCTTTGACAGATAGGACCAATTTGCCATCTATTGCTTCATTAACTCTGTGTAGTATTTCTTGTTCCGTTGTCGTAACCATTTTGTAACCTTTAGTTTATATTACCTGCCGTATATTGTTATAATAAATTAGACTATCCTATCTTTAAACTATCAGCTATTATATAAGAAGGGATTGTGGCAAAATAATTTAAAGCAACCTCTTGAGCTGATAAAGTTCTATTGAATATTCTAGTATTAGAAATACTACCTGTTAAACCAGAAGCAACTAATCCTATATCTTTTCCAATTATCAGTCTAGTATCTGAATTGACTACAGGAAAGAAATTCATTGCAGCAGAAAAGGAAGCACTAAATCCATTCAGATATATAGTAGCACCAGAAGTAGAAGCAGATGTAGATTCAACAACTACTCCAACATGAAACCACTTACCAAGATCTACAGGACCAGCTGTTAGAGTTTGAGCACCCATTGTCAATTCAATGACTCCATCTTTTTCTTTGATAGCAAGAACCTCTGTTGCACTACCACCTATTGTCAGCAAACTAGAATTAGAAGTTGCTGCAAACTTTGCATGTGTCATTAATGAATAACCATTAGATTGTCCTGATGCATTAAATAGAGAACTACTAGCACTCTCTATCCAACTGGCACCATCAAATCTAAATCCACCATCCGTGGCACCAAAAGTCCAACCTGTTACAGTTGCACTAGTAGCATCTCCTGAAGCAGTACCTTTTATTTCTCCTAACAATTCATTTCCACTTCTATCTACAACAGAAGTTAAAGAGCTTGATAGTTCTTCTCTATTATAAGTGTATAATAATACTTGAGCTTTTCCTGTTGAACCATCAGTTGCCAGTGTATCAGGAACTGGTCTAATTCCAGTGCCTATATAATTTAAATCATTCAGTGACTGAAGACCAGTTAGTGATAAATCTCCTGCAGGAAGATCTGCATCATTTACAATTACATCTAATCTATTTCCTTTATTCATAACTGTACTGATTGTATATTGATTTCCATTTGCTGTTGATGTATTAGTGTCTGCAGTTATTGATTCAGGATATAATCCTTTTGCTCCAGTAACTGAAGTCATTGTTCCTGTTGTTCCAATAGTCAATCCTAAAGAACCAGATTCAGCTTCATTGAAAGATGATCTTATTCTATATAGCGCTATGAAATCATTTCCAGTTAATGCTCTATTATTTGTCAGAACATAAATTGGCTGCTCATTATAGTCTCCAGAGTTTCCTCCAAACCTAACAACATTTTCTACTAAAAAATCTACTGTTTTCATTTAGTCCTCGATTGGCCAATAAAGTTGTCCTGCTTTTCTTATTCTATCTGGTGCAACAAATGAGAAGGGTACTCCTCCTTCAGTAACTGATATTCCATCTATCTGGAATAATGCACTGCTTTGCCCATCATCTATTCCTAACACTTCTACTCTACCCGATAAGGTTGATCCTGTGTGAATAGCAGATAAATAAATTGGTTTCCAAGTATTAAGATTTGTGACTCCTGTGACAGATGAAACTGTATCACCTAGATACAAAGTTATTCTAGCATGATTAGCACCTGAAATTGATCTATATCTCAAGCTCATTGTATAAGTATTCCCAGTATATAATAGTGCTGAGTTAGATATATCTTGATATACTCCTGTGTCCTTGTTTGTTGTGTTGACTCTAATACCAGAAGCACCATAGAAAATATTGTTGTTATCAATAACTTGAGACACTCCTGCTCCAGAGACAGTCCAAACATTGAGATCATCTTTCATCATATTTTGCTGACCTGGTTCATATTTGAGAGTATTATTAGACGTATCTAATATTGTCAAACCTCCATGATCTAATGAGCCTCCCAATAGATCTACTAAATCTCCTGATGCAGATAATCCTTGTATAATAGTTTGTTCAGACGAAACAATATCAGATCCTTGGAATCCTGATGGAGTTCCTGTATGATCACCATTAGCACTGCTATCGGTTATAGAATCAGCGATTGCAGAGAATAATTGAATAGCAGAAACCGTGTCAAATCTCCACCAAGAGGCCAAATATTCAGCTGAAGGGGAAAATTCATTAGCTGGTAATTCTTCAGGTGCAGATCCAATAGCTGTCGCTGATGCAAGTTGTCCTATAGCGGAAGCCGATCCTGTGGCTAACCATAGTCTCAATTCATCTAATCTTCCACCCCAAGAAATTCCTCTTTCACCAAGCGGGGATCCTGTTATAACTTCTGCAAGAGTGCTAGAACTATCAAGAGCTCCATCAATCCAAATATTCATAGTTTGTGCACCAGAAGCATATTCGCAGAATACATTATGCCAAGCTGTAGTTGTGATAGTTGCTTCTGAAGTTAGAACATAAGAGAACACTTCATCATGATTCATTCTAAATTCTATGTAATGATTTCCACCAGTCAGAATAACACTTCCAATATAGAATCCATCAAAAGCTGATGTTGTTGCTGATAGATTTCTCATAACTGATGCATCAAAGAATGTAGCTCGTTCAACTGTTGTTGTTGAATTGTGTTTTATGAATCCATCAAATGAAACATTCACAGCCGAAGCTCCCGAAACTCCAATTCCTTCTGTGATTATAATATTATCAAAAGATATTGAATCATCTATTCCATCGAATGGAATAGATTGTGAAGACAATGGACCGGCTGTATCGTTTGTTAAACTGATAGTTTCAGGATCTTCAATAATTCTATTGAATATAGTTTGATAGTCGCCTGTTGCTCCAGAATGGACAAACTTAAAAGCCATTACACAACCTCCTTTTGTACATTAAAAGTTATAGATCAATTTTCACGCGAATGGTCAGAGGAATGTCTGTAGGTTTCCTCAATGGTCGAGTTAGTTTTCCAACTACTAATAAATTATTATCATCATCATACAACCCAACATGAGTTATATGAGGTTGCCAAACTATTCCACTTGATACTAATTCAGGATAAAATTCAGCATTTTTTGTACTACCCGTTAAAGCACCATCTAAATAATTTCCTCCAGCTGTTACGTTTAAAGCAGAAGGATTCAATGTATAGTTTAACTCTCCAGGTTGACAAGTACAAAAAACACTTAACTCAGTATTTTCAACATATGCTTGATATTTCACAGAAGTTATTGATGTTACTAGTGATGAAGCTGAAGATGTTATAACAAACATTCCATCATCGTTTAGCATTACTCCAACAGCTTCATCCGATTCATTTAGCATTGCCCCTGATCCTGAATCTCTATAATCACCCGCGTTTACTGTATCACCAGCATCTACTATAGCTGTTAAGGTTCCTTTCTTAATATGAGCATCAAAGTATCTCTTACGAAAAGAATATATGCCCATTCCATCTGTGAATGCAGTGAACGAAGGTTCAAATCCTAAATCTGCAACTCTTTTTCTGACAACATGATAATGAGCCGAATTACTTCCTGTCAGATTAGCAGTCAATGAGCAAATTGATTCAGTCAATGTTCTAGCATCACCGGTAGTTGATGTAAGAGTAGTTGAAGTTTCAAAATTCGTATAGATAATATCTGCAAGATTCAGCGCTACATAGGCACCTTGAACTCTGTTATCTACTCGTATGGGTAATAGTGGATTAATTGCCATTTCTGAATCTCAACGGAATTTTATGTCCTGTTTTAGAAGAAAATACTATAGCATTCACTCTAAATTTTCTTCCTCTGAAATATGTATTGCCTAATAGATAATCGCAACTACCAGGATCAACATAACCTAATGTTATATGTGGCATATAGTGAGAGAATGCTTGTTCATTATCTACACTATCAGCTATAGTGTGATGTAAATCTATTAGCTCATTTCCAATAACATCTATTCGAATAACATCATACATATCTTCAGTAGCAAACTTTGTGATGTTATGTAGCGAAACCGAAAATGGTTTGAATTTGCCAACTATTTTTTTTGTGACCTTAGGTTTTTCTTCATTTATTCCCCACAAAACTGTACAATGAATCTCATCTTCTAATCCATATTCATCCCTCGCGTTATTATAAATATGAATTTCATCAATATTTTCTTTAGTCCACCTCATAACTTCTTGAGCAAAACTTTGAGGTAGATTCACTTGTGTAGAACTGTGTGAATATGTTGCTCCATGTTTTTCCATTAATGTTTTAATACGCATATTAAAAATCCAACTTTATTTGTGTAGTTACTTTTCTTGCCGCATCTTTTCTAACTGGAACTGATAATTTGCTAATGGCTAATAGATCACCCACATCATTATATAGTCCAACTGATGTTATATATCCCGCAGGTTCATCTAATATTGAATCACCACTCTCTTGACTTGCTCCTGTTGGATTTTCTGTAAAGTTAAATTCATCTCCCTCACCAACAGCATTGACCATCAATCTTCCTCTTGTGTCGATTGATTTGAATACATATCTTTCAACATTGAGAGCCGAATTCAGATTTCCTGTAACATTAAATCCAAAATCACCTGTTGTTCCTGATGATGGATATAAAAAATTAAGCTTAGCATTAGGATCATCTGTGTCTAGAACTATAATTCCCAAATCGTAATAGATTAAACCTACTCTAGTTATTCCACCATCTGCAGATCTTCTAACTATTCTTCCTTGACTGAGTTCATTTTTTATAATACCAACTTCAGGAGCATCAGTATATAGAAATGTTCTATGGAATCCAGATATACCAGCATCGGAAAACTCATTAGCAGTTATTGTCATATCAGTAGCATCGTATAGATTTGTACTAGCTTTACCAACATGAGATCCTGTTATGGCCCATTGTGAAACATCAACTGCAGTTAGAGTATTTCTCTCATTGAAATTGAACCACCCAACTAGATCGGCTGAAATATTTGCTCCGGCTGTTAGAGTAGAATCTTTAAAGTTAGCAAAACTTATTCCAGCAGTAGATGTATTTGAAACTATTTGAGATACACTTTGTTTGACGCCAGTGCTTCCATCGTTGAATCTTGCTTTCCAAAATCTTATGTGCTGAATCTGGCCATCATATCCTCCTGCTAGTCTATTATCTCCTGCTGCAGCTAAAGCTCCTTTATCACCGATTTGATCTGTTGATTCTCTATTGAAATTAGAAATTCCTATATACATATTATTACCAGAAGTTCCATCTTGATTGTCTACAATATTCATAGCATCAGGTCTTATAGGAAATCTTTGTTCGTACATATTAGCTTGTACTACAGGGCCCCCTGCTGAGTCAGCTCCGCCTAACCTCGGATCAACCTGTTCTCTATTGAGAAGTTTATACCCATCTATGTAACCAAATATAGCCCCTGCGCCTGATTCAGTAGTTGTACTTCCATCTACTCCACTCACTCCCCAAGAAGCTATAATGTGATGAAATTTTCCATCGAATAAATCTATACCAACATCAGTCGGTACAAATAATCCTGAAGCTTGAACACTGTTTTTAGCAAAGTCTTCTGTGAATGTGTCATTTGCCGAAACAGATCTTATGTAGAATCTAAATGCATCTTTTGTATTATCAGGAGATTTTACCAATTCCAATTTCATGAATGCATTTTGCGTTTCCTCCACTGCGCCTGCCCATCCATTGGTTGATAATCTTCTCCAAAATACTACCGAATTCTGTTCATAAGGCCTTAATATAGCTTCAACTGTGATAGCACTTGTACAAGCATCAAAGTTTGCACTCATTGCTCTTGTCCAGGGAACTCCAAAGAATGCTTTTTCAGGAGCTCCAGCTTTTCCCTCATATGGATTCTGTAAATCTAATGCATTCACCATACTAGTTGCTGCATCAATTGCAATTCCTGTAGATGAAGTATTTGAAATATTCATCTCTAATCTAACCGATCCTGGCTCTATGTAAGATCTATAAAGATCTTGTCTAGCCGCAATCATTCTAAATGTAGAAATTTCATGACTCGCACTAGCCGTACTCAACAATGCAGTAACAGTAGCATCAAAGTTAGCTTCGTTTCTATATAAATAGCCGTGAGTATAATTGAACAACGATTGGTGTGAAGCAGAGGAGTTTACATTAGAAGAACTATTATAATCTTGATCTGGGTCTGACAAAAATGTGCCAGCAGTTCTTTCCGCTGTGATTGATGATCCTGGCACGGCTGTTTTGTCAAACAAAAATCTATATTTCAGTTCTTTGGTAAGCGTTAGACCAAAAGCTCCTGGAATTGTAATATCAAAGAGCTGAATTTTTCCAATTGATCTAATGCCTGTAAAGAAATGAATACTATCAGCAGAAGGACTGCCAGTAGATACAGTTACATTATGGCGATTGTTGACCATGAAAGGAACGAGTTCGCTATCATTTTCAAATGCTTTGAACATGTATTATATCCAATTAACTTAGTTTGATCGTTATTGTTTTTTTGTAGAGTTCTTCTCCACCTAGTGATGTAGATATATCAAGAATTTTCCCTTCTACATCATAATCTATAGATGAAGATTTTTTACCTTCAGGAATAATAACATATGTTTGTGCTAGTCTGGCTTTATTGCCAAACCTAGCACTCTTGAGCACATCATTGATTTTTTTTGCAGCTACAGCTGCTTTTCTATCATCTTTGTACTTGAAAATATAATCTTTGCTCGAATTGAATTTTAAGTTCATTATTGTTCCTCT